AATTCTTTCTATTTATTTTATTTCTTCTATAGTATGGATGAAGTTAATAACTAAAAGAGTAATAGATAGACAGGGCCGCCGCCTACCCATACTAAAGAAAGAATAAATTAATTCAAACATAGGCTTTTAGTAAAGCGTTTTTTTAATTTTGTTAAACACGAAAAGAACAAAATAAATAAGTATTATAAGACGATATGAGCAGGACAGTACAATGGGAAGGTATCAAGGGGGCTACGACCTCATAGAAAAATACGCCAATGATAGGACTTTTAGGAATAATTCCGATTTTGCTCGGTTTTTGCACGAAGTTGAGCCACAATGCTCGGTAAACAGTTGGAGATGTAGAATACAACGGTGGGTAAAGCAAGGAAATGACTTTAGAGACACTACTACTACAGAATTATCTGTAAATAAGATAAGAGTTTACTACGATAAAGCAAATGACACTTATTTAACGGTGCTAGATGCTCTAGGTGGTGAAATGGTTGCTATTGATGGTGACAAACACAGAAATATGAAAAAAGATTATTCAGATGACGGTAATGGTTTGTCTGCAACAGATTTGGCTAGAAAATACGGAATACCTACGGGTTGGATTAAAGAATACATAAGAGTCAATGAATGGAATCACGGTATGGACATTTTTACCGATGAAGAAGTTATGACAAAGACTACTGATGATTTAGTAAATGAAACTCTTGCTGTTAGACGTATGCAAGTAGCAGAAAAGGTAGAAAGTAAGCGTTGGGCTGAAATAGAAAAAGATGCTAACGCATATAGGGCTTTTAGTGATACAATTCTTAATGAGTTTCTTACTTTAATCCCAAAAGTAAAAACTACTACGAAAAACAGAATCAAGATGACGGAAAACGGTAATTATGCTGTAGTCATTTCTCCTACTGACTTACATTATGGTAAATATGGTTGGAAAGATGAGGTTGGCGAAGAATATGACCTTGACGAAGCACGTTCAAGACTTATTGACCGCACAAACAATTTAATTTCAAGATTACCTAGTAGACCCGACAAAGTTATTGTAACTGCGGGTTCTGATTGGTTTCATGTTGATAACGATGCAGGTACTACTACAAAAGGTACAGCACAAGATATGGCGGCTACACCTGCACAAATACTTATGGGTGGTTGTGAGTTAGCAAGAGAGCATATTGAAATGCTTCGTGCTGTTTCTCCTGTACAAGTAGTATTTATGTGTGGTAATCACGATAGACATAGCAATTTTGCTTTGATGATGTATTTATCTGCACTTTATGAAAATGCAGACGATGTAGAAGTAATTGTTAGTCCGTACCCTCGACAGTATATAAAATACGGAAACTCTTTGTTAGGTTTTACTCACGGTGATGGTGTTAGAGGTAATGACTTACCTGCACTTATGGCTACAGAAGAAAGACAGGCTTGGGGAGAAAGAGAACACCATTATTGGTTTCACGGACACCTACACCACATGAGATTAACAGAAAAAGCAGGATGTACGGTAATTCAATTACCTAGTCTAGCCGGACACGATAGATACCACGCTAGAAAAGGATATGTACTTGCTAGAGCAGGTATTTGCGCCCATATTGTAGATAAGGAATTAGGATTAGTAGGTAATCTGTTTTCTCCGGTGGTGCATGAGTAATGTGGGTTTCAGCCAAATGCTACACTTGTGGTTGGGCTACTAACAGAATGATGAGAACAAAAGCGTTAAAAGGTATATGTCCACATTGTAATAAAAAAGATTTACACCCGAAGTGATTATATGGCTACATTCAATACTAATTTTTCTATGGAACGTAGTCGTAATGACGTAGAGTATTTCTACAAGTGGTTAGGTTATACTTGGGGAGAACATATAGGTGAGTGGGTAGATATGTACGGAGATAATCACGACAATTCTTCTGTACACCGTGTTTGTATTATTGCACCGAGGGACCACAGTAAATCTACTACTTTAAGGGTAAAACTATTACACATGGCTCTTTTTGAACAATGGCGTAATAAACCTTTTACTTGTTGGTTGTTTTCTGCTAGTAAAGACCTTGCAGTCAGAAGGTTAGAAGAAATAAGAGAAGATATGAAAAGACACCCTCAATTATCTAGGTATCTCGACCCTAAGAGGGGCAACAAACTAGAAATCCGTTTTACTAACGGTGCATGGATTCGTGCTACTTCTGTTGGTGCGGCTATTCGTGGAGAACACCCTGCGGCTATTGCATTTGATGACGTTCTTGATGATATGGGGGATATGAATTGGAATAACATAGCACAATGGTTTAGAAAGAAAATTACACCTATGTTGAGTCCCGGTACAGCAATTTTCGTAGTAGGTACACCTATGAGTATGAATGATTTGTACCATACAGAAATGCTAGAGAATAAAACATGGAAATCGGGTACATGGTCTGCTATTCCTAATTGGGATGAACATAAGGCTGACCCACTAAATATTAAGCCTGTAGAGTTATGGGCCGAATATAGACCTATTAAGTTTTTACTAGAACAAAAAGAGGCTATGGGTGAATTATCTTTTGTACAGGAATATTTGTGTAAAGTAGTAGATGATGAGGCTAGTGTGTTTCCTAGAATGCTAATTAGAAAAAATATGGATATGGATGCTATATTACAGACTGATAAGATGGATGGGTACAGATATGTTATAGGTTTTGACCCTGCACATGGATTAGGGCAAGATTACAGCGTTATGGTTTGTTTGAAACAAGATGATGACGGTTATATCCATTTTGTAGATATGTGGAGAAGAAATGACTTTCCACCGGATAAACAAGCAGATATGTTAATAGAGTGGACTAAACGCTACGGTAATTGTCCGATAGCGGTTGAGGATGTAGGTTTCCAACAAATGTACGAAAGTTTGCTTGCACAAAAAGGTGCGGTAGTAGATTACAGGGCTAGTAAGGTTAGTAATAGGACATTAAAGCAAGGATTACTAAATAGGCTTAGAGTTTGGTTTGAAAGAGAAATGATAATATTCCCATTTGGTAATGACACTACTAGAACAAAGGTAGGTATATTATTACAGGAATTAGAGACTCATGCGTGGCGTGATGGGTTAATTGTAGATTTAGGCAGACATAACGATACTGTTATGGCATTTGCACACGCCATAGACCAATTCACATACAGGACACCCGATATGCCGGTAATTATGAAAACCATGAAAGGCGGCGATTGGTTAGGTGGTGAAACACAAATGCAACGAATAAGCAAACATGAAGGTCTTGGTGGAAAAATAATAGATAGGAGAGGATGGTAAGTGAAGAAACGATACAACAAACAAAACCCGGAAGTAAGAAGGCATGGCCCTAAAAGCAAAAAGATTGTCTATAAGGAATCTATTGATAAAATAATGGATGAAGGATATTTAGACGATTGGAAAACGTCAGAAGAAATTGCGTGGAAAGCAAATAAGTATGTAAGTAATTATTGGACACCGCTTTCTAGGAATATAGTACCAACGTACTTGAAACGTACTAACCAAGTAAAATGGCGTAGGAAACCCGGCGCACACAAACTTGAGTGGAAAAAAATATAAAAAAATATTTTTCAAAAAAATTATAAAAAATTGTAAGCGGTGGTTGGCGGGCAAAAGTATGGCATAGTGAAAAACCTTTGGAAAGTGCTAAAAACCCGCAAATTAGCCTAAAAACGCACTTTTTGCGAGAGAATGCCACGTCATAACCATTAAGTACCTGACAACACCCATGCGTAGCATGGGTGAGTTTTTGCACATAGGAGATGACGATAGTATGACGAATACGTTAGATATACACGATAGTATATCACTTGAGGTTGGTGAAGCATTCCGCTTTACTCAAGTTAAAGATAAATCTAAGATTTTATCAAGTCCTAGATTTATCATCAAGAGATTGAACTCGATTCAATTTACTGATGTTGAAAATAATGTTTGGGATGGTGAAATAGTACCTTTCAAATCATCTTTCAAAATGACTTTAGTAAACCACATTAGACATTCTCAATCATTAGAGAATAAATCTAGTCCTCAAATATCAGCGACTAATTACATTACTGAAATGCGATATGTTTGCACAAAATGTAATCACAATGATGCACACTTTTCCGATAAAACAAATAACAAGCCTGTTTGTACAATCAGAAAAAATGAATTGAGAGGCTCAGTATGCCATGAAGAAACATCTCTTTGGAATCTTGAGCATGGTTATTTTGTATCAAATATAACTACTAAGTTTGAATCAAGAATCTATGAAATGCCAATTGCTTCATTCAATGGATATGAATGGGAAATTGTAGGTATGAACCCACTAAATAACCGAGGTAAAAAGGATAACAAGTTTACATATTCAGCGACCTCAAGAAGTGTAGATGGTGTTCGTTCTTTAGATTGTGGCTGTAATAATTGTGCTGTAAAAATGACACCGAAGCATGAGAAAAACAGTAGAACAATAGTAGGATATGACATAGATGGAGTGCCTTTCGTAGCACCTCGTCAATGTCATAAATCACCTAAAATGATAGTTTCAGATAGTGGACTAGTAATCAAGAATACTGAAAAGATTACTTGTGGCGGCGAATTAAAAGCGTCCTTCTTCCCTTCAATCGGATTTGCAGCGATTCATATGACTGAATCAAATCTAGCACAAATCAACAAAGAAAACAGACCAATAACAGATATTATGAATGTAGTATCGGGAGTAGAGGAATAAGATTGTTGAGGGCTTAGGCCCTCTTCAATCTCTTTTTAGAAGGTGAATAAAATGGATAACAAATATACAAATTATCTCTTAAACGAAGAGAACGAAGGTTCTCGTCAATCATATATTGATGGTTCAAACAATGCTAAAAACCGCAACATCAATGTATGTGTTAATGCTGTATGGAATCACTTTGATATAATTACCAACAGCAAATACGGACACACTTACTTTGATACATCAGAAGCATTGAAAGACTCAGTACATTCATTCGGAATTGAATTGAGAAGCCCTACCAAATCAGATTTCAGAAGTCAGTGTCCACATTGTGATTCAAAGAACTGCTCAGTCCCTCAAGGATTTACAAAAGCATTAACACAAAACGTAAGAAAAGAGCCTTCATCTTACTCAAGTATTGATTGGTTCAAGAAATACGAAAACGGGGATTTAGTTTACCCTATGAAACAAGAAATTGATTATAACTACACTACTAAAGAGATGCACGACATGATTAAATTATTACAAGATAAAATTGATGATTCAATGATGTCATTTGGTAGAGGAATCAAAACCAATTCATTCCAGAAAATTGCCGAGGCTCTATGGATGACACTAGATTCTGATGATAGACAAAAATATATTCCCGTAGGATTCAGATACGGAGTAGACGGCCACATTATCGGATTAGATGCAAAAGGATTTCCGGTAGTAGATACAGCACCGACATTCGGGTCAAAATATACCGAATATGAATGGAACTTCACACACAAAGGACAACCAAGAGAAAAGAGAAGTGCTAGAAACTTAACTATAATCTTTAGAGAGAGGGCATCTATGAATTAAGGGTGCCTACAAAAAACCCCCCTCTTTAGAGGGGGGTCTATTCTTTATGACGTTAAGTTTTGTAGGCACTCTTGTAATTATCTAACGCTGCCTACAAAACATTAGGTATTGGGGGTTTGTTTTGTAGTCATCTTTAACAAAGTCTAGGTCTGCCTACAAAATTAAAAAACAAAAAGAAAAACTGACTACAAAACTGACTACAAAACAATAAAATAATTAAACAATAAGTATATATACCGTACCCTTCTATGAAGATACATGGGAAACCTAAAAGATGAAATGCATAAATTAGAAAATGAAATAAAAGAAATGCAAAAAATATTAGATGAGCATTTTAATGAAATAGCGGAACTATTTGAAGAATTGCACAAGGATTAAAAACTGAAAAAATAACAACGAAAGCCCAAGTCCTCGACACACGCATTTATTCGGGCATTGTGTGTCGGGGCATTTTTTTTCTTACCACTTAGTTTTGTAGGCACCTTTACACTTGTCTAAGTCTGACTACAAAACATATTAGCAATTTTGTAGGCATCTTTATTTATTCGTAAATAGGTGGGGTGTGAGGCACTTTTTTTGTGGTGCCTACAAAATATATTTGTAGGCTTCTTTATTTTTTATTTTGACTGACTACAAAACATTACACCAACAAAAACAATAAGTATATATACCGGCATACGGTCCTCGATATATGCGACAAATAGCAGACGGGACATACTACCGTAATGGAATGCCAGCAACTCCAACCGCAGGATATGCGGTTGGTTTAGAAAAGGGAGATGCTTTCGCAACTCACTCACAAGACCACACATTATTTATGTTTTTGGCCGTACTTGAAAAATACCCAAAAGCAAATTATGTTGGTGTGTGGACTGAAAAATTAGGATTGTCAAAAAATAATCCTAATAATTCAAAAATTGTTTTTGACCCAATAGCAATTTATTCAAACATCGAGGTCGCTTTGAGAGTAGCCAAAAGAAACAATCAGAAAGCAATTTGGGATTTTTCAACAGGTAGCGAAATCCCAATTCTTAGATAAATAAAATAACAACGAAAGCCCAAGACCTCGCACCTTTTATTCGTGGGTGCGGGGCAACTTTTTTTATCCTGCGGCGGCTGCCTACAAAATATTTTGTAGTCGCCTTTAGATTCTGTTAAGGGTGCCTACAAAACATTGAGGGTACTGTACCGGCAGGTATATATATGGTGTATGCTGAGGACAATTTGCCCAAAGGGCTGAAAAAAACGGGGGTGAAAAAAGTAATGACTACAAGAAAAAATATGGTAAAAGAAACGACTGAAGAAATGGAGATTTATGCAATTATGTTAGATTCTATTGATGCGGGAGATTGCATTGAAGATTTTGAAAATAAATCTACTAGAGTAAGAATCACAACTCTAAAGAATATGCTATCTCATTTTTATGATGAGGCCAAAGATGAACACGATTGGAATAATAGCAAAGCAGCAGAATGGATTGAAAATCACATTCTACCTTAAACGGATTAGGGGGTCGCCTTCGGGCGACCGTCTTATCCCTTTTTTTTATTTAATTGTATTATTTTGTAGGCACCAAGGTTGTTCTACAACGTTCCCGACTACAAAACATATTTTGTAGTCGTCTTTAGATTATGCTAAGGCTGCCTACAAAACATTAGATAGACTCCATAGATAAGTATATATACCTCTAAACGTAGGGTTAATCATGGCGTGGGGCGTACATATGGTTGAACAATGCTTTGAATGTGGAACGAATGTAGATGTTTGGGGCGAACCCGAACCCGAAGAGGTAGTTTGTGATTTTTGTCAACTACCCGAAGAAAAAAGAGACAAAATATATGAAGAAATCCAAAAAATGTTGGATGAAGAAGGTTAGGGCGAAAGCCCACCTTTTTTTTATTTATTTTATACTGCCTACAAAACGTTTTGTAGGTGGTCTTTTTTACCCGCCTTTAGGCGGGGGTTTTTGTTTGTGTTTAGTGGTGCCTACAAAACATTCATCAGTCGAAATATTTTGGGTGTTTCGCACAACCTTCCGTCTATGTTTGACTATATAAACCTGCCGGTAGGCGTTTTGTAGTCAGTCTTAGCACTTTTTAGCGTTGCCTACAAAACAAGTTTATTTTTGTTATCTAGTGTTTTTTTTACACTTAGTTTACTTTTTACACTTAATGCAGATTTTTTACCGTTTTTGCTGCCTACAAAACATTGAGGTATTTATATAGTTAAGTATATATACCTTCAGCCCATCTGGTATAGGCAAAATGATATATGCGATTTTCGCCTACAAAACATTTTGTAGGCACTTCAAATTAGGTCTGTCAAGACCCACCTATTCGGAGATTATTTTTGCTGCCTACAAAACAAAAAAAACGCTGTACTGCGGCGGTGCAAAAAGTAAACCACTCAAAAAGTGCCTACAAAACTACTGCCTACAAAACAATTCCGGTGTTGTGAATGTAAGTTAGTGCTAAAAACTCATCAAGTGTAATATATGCACTAAGTAATGTTTTGTAGGCGGTCTTAAGAAAATATAACGCTGACTACAAAACTTTTATATGAAATAAAAATAATTTCTTTTTTCTGAAAAATAATAATTCGGTATGTACGACTACAAAACATTGAATATCTCAAAAAAACCACTAAAAAGCCGCCTACAAAACCAATGATGCAGGAATGGGTTAAGTATATATACTATGAGAATATATTATAATTTATGAGTAAAGTCAGAAAACCATGCAGATATAAAGCCTGTAAAGGTAGAATACACCCCGAAGGTGAAAAATGTCCTGTCGCTTCTAGTAGAGGTAAAAAAGGCGGGTCAGGTAAAAAATCAGAAACTTGGATTCAAAATAGAATCGGTTCAAAAAATCCTAATTTCAAAGGTACTAGAAAATGCGGCTGTCCAATCCGTCAGCATTTACCGAATTGTTCTCAATCGAGAATGTCAAAAATCAAAATCAATGCAATCAATAATCACGATTTCAATAATTATAATCCTCTTTCAAAATCAGAATATATTTTCGATGCTATGCAGGATAAAATAAAAATTGTTAAAATTGCCCGAAAAGAAAATATCCCACTCAAAAGAACCGTAGCAAATTGGGAATTAGAAAATGCGGTAAAAGTAAAATCAGTCCCACATTTTCAATTCTTAAAATATGATGGAGTTTGTTCATCATGTCAAAAAATCAGTCCTGTAATATCGGCTTCAAAAATCCATGCCGATGATATAAAATACAAATTACCCGAAGAACATTTTTTCAAAGCGAGGATTATTTGTGAAAACTGCAACGCTTAAGAATCAGAATCGAGGGTATTAAATAAAATGAGAAAGGAGAAATAAATATGGTATCAGATATTACAGCAGCAGAAAACTTAGAATACACATTTCAAAAGGAATTAGGTGATTTGGAAAACAAATTAAATTGGACTCAAAGAGTGAGTCTATACTCAATTCTAAGAGAGAAATTAAATGAGTTAGAATACGACCTAAAAGACGCTTAAGAATCAAGAACGAGTATATTAAATAAAATGAAAAAGGAGAATTAAATATGAGCCAAAACAAAAAAGAGATATATGGGGTATGGAATATCCATGACTTAGAGAAGCAAATAAAAAGATTTAAGAAAAATGAGAGAGAAAATCTAGGAGTAAAAAGACTTAGTAGAAATGCTACTGTCGCAATAGATTTTACTAGTGTTGAAGATTCATCCGGTAATTCCCAATTATCGATTAAGGAGATGTATTAAAGACGCTTAAGAATCACAAACGAGTGTATTAAATAAGATAAAGAATAAGAATAAATTGTAGGAGAAACAGAATATGACAACCGAAGAATTACAGCAAATGATTGACGACACGAAAGCAGGTAAATTATATTGGGGGCGAAAATAAATGGCTAAAGATTTACGCCCCACATTACAGAATCGAAAAGATTTGAGAAACTCAAATCCGGCTCTAACCCTTTGGGCTAGACAAATGATTGACGACTTAGGATTGAATGCAAATCAATTCTAAAATCCCACTCCCGCCCGTTGAGCGTTGATTTCGGGCTGCATCCTAAGTATGATGCGAGATTGTGAATAACCTATTGACGAGTAGGCGAAAACTTTCGGAAACTGCTTTTACATTTAACGAAAAAGAAAAGAAAGCCTTCCGGCATTAGGTTCGGAAGAGGACTTTCTTTTAAGGTCAAAATACCTTTCGGGGTGCATCCATTTCGGGTGCATCCCACTTTTTTTATTTTTAAGATAAAGTTTTGTAGGCACTCCTAGATAAGTGTAAGACTGACTACAAAACATTTTTTGCGTAGTTTATAAGCAGTTAAAATCACTAAAGATGCCTACAAAACATTATGAAATCCGAAAAATAAAACTGCCTACAAAACTAAAAATGACGCTTAAGACTCACAAACGACAGGCTTAAATACTAGCACATATAGTTTAGTTTATGAGCCAAGAAGCACTAATACCGTTTAAGAACGAAGAAATGATGAAACACCAAAAAGATATGAAAGAGCAATTCTTTCAAGACCTAGAAAACCTTGAAAACGGGACTAGGGATTTAATGGGTGAAGGAAATGTATCAGCAATATACATTAGATTAATAGAAGAATTAAATGAAATTGATGGAATATACACGGCACACTTAAAGTCTCTATATTCAAAAGATACATTCGACCAAGATACGCTTAAGACTCAAGAAGAGTAGACTTAAATAAGATGAAGAAGGAGTTAGAAATATGACGAATAGAACGGATTACAACGGATGGACAAATAGAGAAACATGGCTTATTAATTTACATTTTGAGCCAAGAGGAAAAGCAGATTTAGATTTCATAAAAGAGACACTAGAACAAGAAGTCGAAGCAATTCAAGAATCTATTGCTTACGGTAATTTCTTTTCAGATTTCATTGATTTGGGTAATATCAATTGGTACGAATTAGAAAATCACGTTCAAGAAAATAGTGATGACGCTTAAGAGTCAAGAAGAATAGATTTAAGTAAAAAGAAAAAGGAGAAATTAATATGATAAAATACACATCGAGGATAGATGATAAGCATATTATAGAGTGGAAGGAATTAATGAAAAAAGTGATAGATTACGTTAGGAGAAATTAATATGAGAAAAACACCGATAGAAGCATTACAAGATTTTGACTTTACAGTCAATACTCATAAAAATGCTACGATGAAAACAATAGTTAGTAAGTACGATGCAAACGCACCTTTGATTAGGGCTAAAAGTAATTATGCTAAAGATAAGTATAATGAATCTGAAAGAAAAGAAGAAGCGAGAGCAATTATGAATATGGCTGTAAGACAAAGTGAGATTAGACGCTTAAGAAGCGAGAAGGAAGCACTTATAACTAATGAGAAATTAGTTAGTTTTGTGGGAGAAGTACCCACACCAACAGAAGAAAACGAAAAAATAAATAAAAAAGGAGATAAATAAAATGAGTATGAGAAATATGCTAGGGGCTTATGCCCGATTTGGAAAAGAAGCACAAGGAACGACTGTGAAAGAGGTATTGCAGAATGCAAATGCCGATTTCAATATAGGTATGGAATCTATCTATACTAAAGATGGTAAGGTTATACCTAACCAATTTAGGACATTTAGAGAAGATACCGATGAGACTTTTGGTGTCGTAAAAGGCACATACAAAGTTATGCAAAATGAAAGACTGTTAAACATATCTGACGATTTGGTAAAAAGAGAAAAAGTAATTTGGGATAGGATTGGACTTGTAGATAATGGTAGAAAAATCGTAGCATCTTTTAAGATGCCGGAAGGATTCTCTATCGGTGGGATGGATGATGTAGAGCAGTACATAATGCTGATGAACACAAATGACGGTTCGGGCGGCATCCGTATTTTACCCTCAAATGTAAGAATTGCTTGCAGTAATCAATTTACATATATGCAAAGTCTATTGAATAAAATGGGTATCAATAAAAATGCTCTAACTATCAGACATTCAGCACGACAAGAAGATAGGATTGCACAATTGGTAGAGGCTCTAAAAATTGTAGACCATCTCAATCAGACATTCATGGAAACAGCGACACAATTAATCAATGTTGAAATGTCTCAAGATGAGAGAATTAATTTCTACATAGATACTTTAGGGCTAAAACAAAATGAAGATATGATGAAGGGCGGCAAAGATTATGATGCTAACAACCCTTACGGATTAGGCACTAGAGGTCAAAATACTCTAACCACTTTGTTAGACTTAGAAACATCAGATACGAATACTATCAACGGCATGGAAAATAGTGCATGGGCGGCTTTCAATGTGGCTACCGAATACATCGACCATTCTTGGAGTCATACCAAAGACGGCAAATCAAGCGATAGCAAAGTAGAATCAGCAATCGTAGGGTCGGGTGCAAGAATGAAGTCAAACGCATGGGAGACTATCACGGAGATGTACGCTTAGAATTATCGTAAAAGTAAGTAGAGGGGTAGTACCCTCTACTTACTCCTAAGACTGACTACAAAAATGACGCTTAGGAATCACAAACGGTATAGTTAAATAGAATGAAAAAGGAGTGAGATATATGACAAGAACGAGACACGGCAGACACGGTGAAATATGCGAGAGACAAAACGGAAGAATAATGATGACTGTAAGACCGACACCATCGGTTTTAGATGATACAGATATAGCCATGCTTATCGGTTATATTACTAATGTAGGCAGACCGGATTATTATAGTGAAGAAGTTATATCCAAATCTGATGCTAAACAGGCAATTCACGATTGGGAATATAATACAGGCCCTATTACGCCTTTGACAAAGAAAATGGTTATGAATTATCTAACAAGTAATTATTACTTAGCACAAATTGAAGAAAATACCGATTTAATTGATATGTATGATGAAGATTGTGGAGTATGTCAAGCATTGTTAGAAAGAGTACATCAGATATTCCCTTCTTTTGTCGTAAAAGAAACTGAGGTGATTGCATGAGTTTAACATTAAATGATATAATCGGTTATGTTTTTGAGTTAAGAGAAAAAGATAGAAATGATTTTGATTGGTTAGATTACCCTATTACAGTCGCTTTCAAAGATAGGGATAGGGTAGCGGTTTTATCAGATATTACAGGTATTTGTATTAACGGTAAAACTATTCAATTTAATGAAGAAGAGTTTGATAAAGAGGTGAACGCATAATGGCTAATCTAAATATTATTACAAATCAAGTTTATAATTGGATAAACGAATCTAATACAGATTTCAATTTAGATTTCGGAGAAAACAAACTTTACTTGGTTGTAGAATGGATTGACGGTAAATCGCTTTTTATAGAAGATTATTTTTATTTTATGAATGAATTGATTGCTGCTTATTGTGATTTAGATAGAGATACTGATGAGGTAAAAGTAATTTGGTTTAACAGAATATTCGGAATCAATAGTGAGTATCATGGAATCGCTGATGGTAGATGGGCTGATGACGCTTTAGAATCACAAACAACAGACTTAAATAAGATGGAAAAGGAGAGATATATATGAGTAAAAGAGAAGAAGAGATGGTAGACTTAGCCCTAACAGAATTAGAAAATGCTATGGATGCACTACATAAACTGAATAGAGATACAAATATAGTAGACGATGTTGAATACAATAAAATAAATAGAGCAACATGGGACATAGAGCAAATACTAAAAGATTGGCAGGATGCAAATGTAAACATCCAAAATAATTTAGAAGAATGGAATCAAGGATTTAGGAGATGAATAAAATGAATAGCATAGGTATGAATGGACACGGCATAAAAGAAATAAGAATATTAAGAGGCGAAGGTGATATTAAGCATTTGCTTAGAATTATAGTCGTTGATAAAAATGATGAAACAAGTGATTTCAATTTCTTCGGTATGCAAGATAAAGAAACACACAAAGATATTATAATACCCGTAAAAGTAGATTCTAGGACTTTAGATACTGTGTCCTTTGATTGTGAGTTTAATTTTCTAGGTGATGAAATAGAAGAAGAGGAATAAATATGGCACTAAAAGATACACTAACTAACTTACACAAGTATGATGAAGAGATAGAGACATTATACGGTGAACACGACTTTAACACTAATATTTCTTACGCTAAGAATTACGCTAAAAATAATATTTGGGCTGCTTTTTATACAGCAGCGAGAGAGATAGGTATGCCCGAAGATATGGCTAAACAATTTATTGATTCAAAGTGGTTTAGACACAATGAAGAAGAAATATACCGACAAATTACAGCGACATTGTTTACAATGCTTTGGTGCGATAGACTTAGATTAGAGCCTTACATTGACACGGAGTGATATTATGAATATACCAAATTATTACGAATACAAGTACTATGTAGGCGACCCCTGCTATGTCATAGATGATAATAGATGGGATGAGTTTTGTACAGCCCTATGGGATGGAGAAAAAGAAAATAAAGATAATGGTTGTCCCGATTATCCCGTTTATATTGAGTGGGGTATAGATGGTATAATTTACAATATAGAGGTATGGGATAGTCCTTTTGGAGATGGTACTTGGAAGTTTAGTAATACCGTAAAAGAAATGCGTGGATGGATTAGAGGTGTGGAAATGGGTGTTGATGCAGGTTTATTGGCTATCGTACCCTATGGTGCTATTTCTAATAACAGCACTTGTTCAGATAAAGACGACATAAAAGAAATATCTGATTTAGGTATTATTTTTACCGAAGAACCAATCTTAGAAACAGGTGAATACATTACAGGTCATGTCAGATTAAATGACAACGATGAAGATAGTGTAATGTATTGTTGGGAATGTGGTGATGAAATGCAAGAACACGATTATGTTGAATGTGATAGTGGTTTTTGTATTGGGTGTTATTCCTGTTTTGAATGTGAATGTGAGGATGAAGAAGAATGAGTAGTAGGCGACCTAGAAAAATCATGGCTGATTTCTGTTATAGATATATTAGAGATAACGGAAAACAAAGTGCTGCCTCTTTACTTCAAGCATACGAAAAAGCAGATTTAAGTAAAAAGAAAATCGGTCTTTGTAGTCATCGTGAATTAGCATCTTTGTTATCTAAGGATAGACTTTTCTTTAAGGTAAAAGAAGATTGGAAAATAGTTAATGGAAATAGAGTTTACAAATATGATATTAACAACGTACATGAGGTAGCAAAGAGATTAGTTTCACTAAAGCATTTGCGAGCGACACCTGCTCAAATGCCTAAGATACTTAGGGATGCCTACAATGACGCTTTAGAAGCACAATCAACACAGTTAAATACTATGAAGGAGAGGGTATAATATGAGTAAAAAGACGATACAAGTAAATATGAGAGTGTTAGAATGGACATGGTGTGATGGAGATGATGAGTGCTATGTCGTACTAGAATATAGTGATGGTATTCAAGCAAAGCCTATTATTTATAGAGGAATTGTAGAGATAGATGATGTGAGGGATTTACTATGAATATATTTGTCTTAAATGAAAACCCCGAATTAGCGGCTAGAGATTACTGCAATAAACACCTACCTAAAATGTGCGTAGAAATGCTACAAATGCTAGGCAGTAGTGTCATCAGACATGGTGCTACACCCGACATGATGCCACTTACTAAGAAAGGTACGCCTCTCAAGGGTGGCTATCATAATCATCCGTGTACTCGATGGGTAGGCGACAGTAGCGATAATTACGTTTGGACTGTACGCCATGCTTTAGAGATATGTAAAGAATACACTAACAAGTACGGTAAAATACACTTTTGTGAGGCAGGTATTAGACACCTTAGTTCTATGGTAAAACTAATTCCCGAAGGCAATCGTACACACTTTGCTCTCGCTATGCCCGATGAGTATAGACCGGATTATATGACTGCTGTAAGTAAGCCCTTTGCTGTAATAACAGACGATGAAAAAGGTATCATCAGTCATGCAAGAGGCGAAGAAGCAATACAGGCTTATAGACGCTATTATCATAGCAAGGAGTTTGCTACGTGGGATGATAGGCGTACCCCTCATTGGTGGTTGGGGTTGGTAGAATGAAGATGCCCGACTTATATTATAATCAAGGTTTTATTTATGGTAAAAGTAATAATCCATACGAAGATATTTATAATCGTGTAGAAGCAAGTAAATATGTGGGTTGGGGCATACGAAATGGAGAAAAGGTATTCATAATAGAATGCACCGACCATGAATGGGATTGTTGTTGCATACAATGTATAGATGATGAAACAGTTATAGAGCATTTAGAGTGGATTGATTGGTATAGAAGGACACAATTAACAAGAGGTGAAGAAGAATGAATGATTGTGAATATCACGGTTGTGTATGGTCTGTAATAAGAGTCTATACAGTAAGTGTTGTATCTAAGAATAGATTATTGACAGAAGTAGATGTAGAATGTACTAGATGTAAAGCAAAAAGATATGTAGTATCATGCGGTAATGTATTAGATGATGGAGAGGAAATAGAATGAGTAGTTTTTTCTTAAATAAAAAAAGACGCTTAAGAGTCAAGAACGACAGACTTAAAAAGGATAAGTCTTTAGTTAGAAACATGGCGAGAGCCGACAAAGGAGATAACAAAAATGAGTAAAGAATATGAAAAGGAAATGGAAAGAGAAATATATCGCTCAATGCTAGATATGATAGACAATGGCGATATTGTAGAAGATATTGAGGATGCAGCAACAAGAAGAAGAATACTGCACGTTAAAACTATTCTACATAGAATGTTAGACGCTAATGCGTATGGAGAGGAATAAAATGAATAAAGAAGAAGTAAGAATAAAGAATGATAGATTAAGAAGGACTGCCCCTATACCGGAAGGTGAACACGACATAACAAATGTAATGTTTGAGAATATACACAACGGTATTACAATGACGATTGCTAGTCATTGGGTTGGAGACATGGGTGTAATCCTATGGACTTCCGATGCCGGAGATATATATTCGACTAAAGACATTAAAGCACATTGGATTATGTTAGAAGAAGAACCGGAAGGATGGTGAAGAAGAATGAGTAGTATTAAGATAAAAGTAAAAATAGAATTGGAAGAAGAAATAGAGATTGAGTTTGATGATTTGATACACCAAAGTATTGATGATTACATGGATTATGTTCGTAATAATATTGACGATTATGTGGACATAGATAGTAGTTTTCATTGGGAGATGCCTTAGATGAATAATGAAGAAAGATTATGGCAACAATTAAAGCCGACATTGTGGCAATACATTGAGAAAGAACACATAGAGGATATGATGGATGATGAAGATTATCAAGACGAAGAAGGAAACCAAATACCAATTAGTGATGAAGAATGGGGATTGTTTATTCGATGGTTTCAAAATGACTTTGGTAATGAGGTTTCGGGAATAGCACTTCAGTATTGGAATGATAGACACTACAATGGTATGCCCAAAGTGGAAACAAGAGGTGAGTAAGATGAATACAGAATTAGAAGATATATGCACGTTTATATGGTATGTATATGGACAACAGCCTCTTAATGGTGATGACATTGAAGAGATAATGAGAGCCTTGAAAGAATGGAATGGAGATGAGTAAGATGACTACAATAACGGTAAAAGTAAAAGTAGAATTAGAAGAAGAAATAGAGATTGACGTAGAATCGGATTTGATGCACCAAAGCATTGATGAGTTTATGGATGATGTAATAAGTAATCTACAACAACATATACATTTAGAAGGTTATGCAGATTGGCAGGTGGCTTAGATGAGTAAGATGATTGAGGTCAGACTACAAGAGATTGCTGATGAATTAGATACGCTAAGAAGGGCGGAAGAGGCTTGTGAATATGCTTTACATTACATATACGAAGTCGAAAGTAGTTTGCCTAGTGATGTATCTATGAGCCACCATGCAGGTATGGAGATGGAAGATGTGCATTGTCAAATACAAGAGAGAATACAAGAGTTAGAAGATAAAATAGGGGCGATATAAAATGAGTGAATTAAAAAGAGAATATTGGAGTGAAACATTAGTTTGTAATACCGGAAAAGTAAAGATAGATAGACGAGAGATTGCGGCAATAGTCGAAAATGGTTATTTAGACATACATCTAAAGTCCGGTAGTATTTTTACCGTTAAACAAGGTCATTGGGATGTAAACACAATAGCAAATCTATACTTGACACAATCACCACATGAAGAAGTACATACAGTACCCAATCCATCGGACTATGATACACGAACTATCCGCCCAAGAAAGGATATAGTATGGCTAAAACCAAATACTTTTACCATAAGAGAAGGTAAAGCACCGGAGAGTGAAGAGTAATGCCTAACAAAAGACAGAATGCAGCACGATTGTATCTATACAATAGAAAGTATAAAGCACGTAGAAATTACACAGGTGAAGAGGAATGAGTTTCAAAGACCATAGATGTAATTGCGGTAAAAGAAAAGGACTATTTTACGCTAAACCTATGTACCCTAATTATTGTGGTAAATGTGGGGGTTGGTACTAATGCCTCAATTACCTAGAGATGACAAAGATACAGGCTATGCAGGTGATATGCCGACAAGTATTACAAGTATGAGGAATATGAAAAGCCACCTTAAAAGAAAAATGAGGATGGATGAAATACACCCCGATAATGTAAGTGATGATGAGATGACTAATTTCTTGATTAGTAGTTTTGGTTTTAGTAGAGAGTTTTGTGCTAAAGCAGTAGAAGAATGGAGAGATGAATTATGAGTGATGAGAGAGTTTTTCTTGACATGAAAAAAGTGGATAATACCTATCACCTACCTGCTACACAACGTAGTGGGTACTTTGTTAGGTGTCAGCAATTAAGAAACGCCATAGAGAGGATTGAGGGCTTAAGAGATTGTAGGGTTGTAGGTATTGTGTATGATGGGGCAAATACAATAGAATTAATTCTCGACCCACCATTAGGAGATGATGAGGAATGAGTAGTATTGAGGAAAAAGTAATTGCTGAGATTAGACAACGTGCTAAAAAAGGTGAGGCTAAATACGGTACTACAATGGATAGGGACGACCTATCTTTTGTCGAATGGGTACAACATTTGAAAGAAGAATTGATGGATGCGGTAGTGTACGCACAAAAGATACTTGAGTATTCACTAGATGCTCACCCAAACGAAAATATTAGAGATGTAGTAAAAGCGGCAAATGAATATGTAGATTATGACGCTTTAGACACGCAATCGAACACCTTATATATAGAAGAAGAGTAGGGATATTATGAGAAAAGTACAGTTAAAACGCATGGTCGCTAAGGCACTTATCGGCCAAGAACAAGGCTTAACAGCACAAGAGATTTACGGTAAATTAAACTACCAAGCACTATCTAAAATAAAAAACCCTAAGCATATATCTAACATACTAAAGAGTATGAAAGGTGTAGGTAAATACAATACAGGCGTAGGTGTTAAACTAAATGGTGATAGATACAAAGTAAATCTATACAAGATTGAGGACATGGATGAAGTAATGAAATTGGGGGGGCTTAAGTGAAGAAGTTAGAACCACAATGGCCGTATGTAGATTATGAATACCTAGAAGCAGATGAGAATGCAGTACATATAGATTTAGTAATAAAGACATTACAATGGCATGACCCAAGTAGTATTGTTGCTGAACAAGCACAAAAGTTTGGTGTCTATGTACCCGAATATGAGAATCGCATACAGCGATATAGAAATACAATCGAAATGGCTTATGAGTTTATGTTTATAGGTCAATTCAAAGCGAAAACCCCGCAGAAAACAATCAAGAGATTTAAGAATGCTATTGATAGGGTAAAAGAAACAGTAAGGAGAAATAAAAATGAGCGAGAATAGAAGATGGATAAACTTTGGAAAATACAGTAGCCCACCGATAGGTAGGGGAAAAATATTAGATTGTGATTTCTATGAACATAAACTGTACCTTAAAGTAGAGGTAAACGGTGTTGTGTATGAAGGTGGATTACGAACATTACCCGTAAAAGTAAGTGAGGATGAGGAAGAATGAATGAACATACATGGGAAAAACTAGACGCTGATATGAGAAGCGACATGGCGGAAGAATACATACAAGAGAGATGCCCGCATGAAGATTTGTATACTAATAATATAACGGTCAAAATAAAATCAAAGCCCGTTGGTGATTTAGATACTTGGAAAAAATATTTAGCAACACAAGGCACAGAATTATTTGAGATGTATGCCGAAGTAGTATGTGAAAAGTGCGGTGCTACACAAGAGCAATACATAGACATAGGTGAGATAATCTATGATTGGACAGAACCTTGGGAGTGGACGTGGGAAGAATGAGAACATTTACTTTTAACTTAAAAGATTTAACTATATATCATGCTTCACCCGTAAGGAGAAACGATGAGGGTAAAACTGTTATACAACAATGTGATGTAGTATTAAAGAATAAGAGTAATGAGTATTTCCATATTATTAGGAGAGAAGTATTGAAGCAGTTATTAGACTACTGTTATGAGTCATGCCGCCAAGAACCTTTGAGTAAATCCGAGTTTAATTTCATGTATAGAAATTGTATAGAAAACAGACCATCTAGTTTTTCGCTAAAAGCAATAATACATGATGCTATTTACGATGCAGACGATGTAGAAATTACATTCATCTGTACCGACAACCGCGTATTAGAGATACCGAAAAAGAAACCACTACAATTGGATGATATGTTTTTCCTTGCTTGTCGTGATAATTTATCTAGTGTTGTAAACTTGAGAACGAGCGAAAGACCAAAAATATTGTTAATGGACAGTAAAGCCACTAAAGAAATGAGAAATCTTAAGAAGGGTAGAGTGCTTGCTAGTGTTTTTACGACAAATCTAATAATAGATACACTAGAGGCAAGAATAAATAGAAGGCGACATAACCAAATCTTACTAGAGATAACACAATTACCAAAATACTACACCATAGCGGTGAGAGTTAAGTGTGGTGGTGGGTATGTTCAACCTGTACCCGCACACACCAATGACGGGCTTGTATGTATGGAAAACAACGATGTTTTACATGGTGTCTTGAAACAGATTTTAGAAAACTTAGATGATGAAATAAGTTTGGGTAATTTATCAAAATTAACAGACAAAAAGGCATGGAATAAATACAGCCCTAACCTTTGGTTTTCCGATAAAAATAAGTTAGAGCGTGAAAATTATTTATTCTTTTTATGATTCTAAATTACGCAAAAAGAATAACAGGCTTGCAGTACTGCGGTTTTGTTAATTCTTTAATTAATTCAATAGTATGTTTGGTAAGCCCACTACTATTATTCTCATCTATACTATAGAAGAAATAAAATTAATTAGAAAATGGAGAGCAGTACATCGTTTTATTCTTTTTGTGAAAAGCAGAAATAAAAAAAAGAATTAAAAAGTTTATAATCGAAAGAAAAGGAGAGAAGGAATATGAGTAGAGCGACAGGACAAATGCTTCAAGACGAAGTATATCAAATACTAAAAGACAAGCCGCAAGGAATGACAGCGTATGAGATAAACAAAATATTGAATGACAAAGACCGACTAAAAAGAAAGAATGAAGAAAGATACGAAAACAGAAATAATAATGGTAATAGGTATCATCCACTTAGACTAAGGGGAAATGGTAGCGGTAATACTACAATACAATTATCCGCAAAACTAAGTAGGAGTATATTGTTTGACAGTAGGATGGAATCGAAAAGAAGTCCATCGGGACAATTGACTCCTACTAATATTTACACAGCAAGAGATTTAGAAGTAGCGTATGATAAAATGATTAAAAGTAAAAAGAAACTAAGTAAGTTTCCTAAAGTATTACAAAATTACGCTAAAAGTAAGGCGGTGGAACAATGAAGGCTAACATAGTAGAAACTTATGGTGATACAGATATTGTATGGAATAAGATATACGGTGAACATACATCGAAAACACCTACGACTCTTATAGTTTTTAATCAGAATGAAAAGGGTTATGCTAGTTTTATTACAGGTATGGGTTTGATAGGTGATGAGAAACCTGTTGCTAGAATCTTTAGTAGGTTGCATCAAGTCGAACCTTTCAATAATTACCCCGAACCTGTATTTCCCGAATGGAGATTGTTTGAAAAGAAAAATATGGATGGTGATAGATTCTTTATTCTTAGGATTACACATACATTCCCTGTACACAACGATGATGAATCTTCTATATCGTGGTTATACACATACCCAATTATTAGAGATATAGTCTTAGCACTAAACAATAAAGGCGTTGATTCTCTATGTTATCTTACGGTAAATCTAATGCAAGAGTTTTCTACTACTACTCACGGTATGATACATGAGAATCAAATAGGAATCTTTGACTACATGAACCACGAAGAAGATATTCAGTTAATTACTAAATACGAAACCAAAAATAATGTCAGTCATCATTCCGAACAAGTACTAAAAGAAGATATAGTGATGCCGTTGTCTGTTTGGGCTTTCGGTGCGGTGTTCAAAAACTTTTGTAGAAATACTATTAGGGAAAATATAACTGTAATAGGCGGTAGGGATAGAAACACATTTGTGAATACCGAAACACAAGAAACGCTATCATGGTTTGTTCAAGATAAGTACAAATTGACCGTAGACCATGAGAAGGAAAAGTATTTAACCGTTCTATTGTCTGACTTAGAACACCTTACCAAGCCGCTAAGTCTTGATAGGGCTATGGTAGAGTTTGGGGGTGATGAGTTTGGAGAGTAGTTTTAACGTATTTCAAAAGACTCAAGAGTTTGCTGATAGAAACTTCTTCATTGATGTAGCGGATAAGATACCTATATTTCTATGTAGTATCGGTGGACATTTGTTTAACAGTATGAATAAGTGTAGCCGATGCGACTTCGACCCCGATAGCCCACTATATACAACAGGCGACTTCGTTATAGAGCATTGTCCACTACGGCATAACAATATGCCGTTCTATACTCCTATGTCCCAATTACCCGACACAAGGATTCATCTAATGCTTAGAGGTGCTAAAGGTTCGGGTAAAAGTATTCTTATCTTGATGTTCCTAGCAGAAAATACAGGTCTTGTTCATAGCAACAATGCAGATATGGGACAAGGTTATCGTACAATGATGGGTGCTAACTCTATCACGGAAGCAGGTATGTTTGGCTCGGTAGATGAGGATGGTAATATAGCGGGGCGACCTATCGCTAGGGAATTATGTGGTGGATTCTTAGGCTTTGAAGAGTTTTCCTCTATGTCTGATGCATCTAAAAAAGACCACAGCCTAGACATGAAAAACCAATTACTTACATCACTCGATAATGGTAGAGTAAACAAAGCCATGAGAAACGGGTGGGTAAATTATACTACACGATATACTATATGGGCGGGAACACAACCCGCTAGGTTTGAGTTAGAATCCGGTCTTGACAGAAGATTCTTTATCATTGATATTGAGATGACACCGGAGAAGGAACAGGCTTACAAGAAAGCACAACACGCACAAGCAAATATGCAGATAGAAGAAAGGGCATCTCTCGCTAACCTTAATATCGAGATTAAGGAGTGGATTAGAAGAAGGCAACAAGAAGCAACAAGAAATCCACCAACGGGTGTTTTATTTGATGATGACGTGGCTGAATGGATTAACAGACCGGATGTACGTTCTTTTGAGGCAGATTTATTCCGTAGATTATGTATAGGTTATCACATGATGCAACCTACTTATGTTGGTGGACAACCACTAATTATTACTCTTGACGATACTCTTAGGGGAATACTAAATCAATCACTAGAGATGAGAAGAAGAGTAATGGATGCAGACCTTGAGTTAATCAAGAGTACGTTTTGGATGAAGGATATATCTAAATCAATATTACTAAAAGAAGTCTCCAAGATGATTACAGCAGGTGATTATCAATCAGCGAAGAGATGGGTTGTAGAAAACCTAGAAGGCCAATCATGGTACGGTGAATACGCACCTAACGTCAAGAGGCGTGGTAGAAAGGGTATTACTTGTCGTATAGGAACACAGCGTCTTGAATCAGATGAAGAGGAACAAAAGTGGGGTATATAGATGAGGACAGCAAGAGAAATACAACAAAGACTACACGGAGAAAATGACGCTTTTGCTATCGAGGTTCTTAGGTGGGTTTTAGATGGTGGTTGTCCTATGTGCGACCACAAATCCAAGAAGGATTACGAATTAGGTATAATGAATGAAGAGTTTAGTGCTACGTTTTTAGAAGTAAGGCACAATTGGAATGAAGGTGTAGTTATGAACCACATGGATAATCATATAGAGTTTGATGCTTTACAGGCAAAGAACATGGAAGAAGATAGACAACAAACTATCTCTACATTAGATGCGGCAGAAGATATTGTTATTAGGATTCAGAATTACTTAAACGAATTAGAAGTGCAGAAAGAAGCAGCAGGTGGTATATCATCCGAGTTTGTTAGTGATGCGGCAAAACTAATTGGACAGGCTAATTCTTCTTTGAAATTAGTAGGTCAATTGAAAAAAGAAATAGGCGTAGATTCGCAGTTAATGTTGGCTCAAGCACAGGTCAATGATATGTCGAGAATATTAATAGAGGTATTAGGTTCTCATCCACAATTATTAGACCAAGTAGAATTGAAAATGGCTTTGTTGAAAGAACCTTCGGTGATTATAGATGGGTAAAAAATGGCGGTCTGATTCTGTTAAGACTCTTATAAATAGGTCTATCTATGAAAAAGATATGCCTAAATTAATTAGTGCTATGAAAGAAGATAATCTTACGGCAAATATAACTCACAACGGTATAGAATGGTATCATGCAGATTATAGGATAACTAAGACTTCTATAATGGATGTTTGGGGTCTTACCGCAGGACAAATGGAACGTGTGCAGAATTACGTTTATGGACATGACCCATTCTAACTTTATATAGTTGGTTTTGGAAAAAATTGCGGAAAAAAATTGTGGTGAGCCTATGGGTATAGTGATATTTACAGATGATGATAGTAAGTTTATGGAATCTAAATACATTATGATGATAGGAGAAATTGATACACCACCTACTGATAAAGATACTACATATATTCTACGCAGTAATAAGTTTAAGGAAAAGGATGTGTTAGAGTGGTTGCCTATGATAACGAACCGACTTGTAGTTTGTTGTGATAAACCACCTAAGATAACTAAGAAAAGTGAGGATTATGTTATTATATCCGACTCTCTTAAGATTAAGGGTAAAAGTAATCACTACTCTCCTATAAATGCTTTGCTAACATGGAAGGATAGGAGAAGAGTCAATGCTGTATTTAGTAAAACACCTTTACCTTTGGCTAAAGCATTCTTGAAAGAAAATGACATAGACATTACAGTATGGCGTAAATTAGCCAAAACTGCTATGTTTTTACCGGAAAAGTATGTAAGGGCGATAATGGTTTATGGTATAGAACCTGCTCATAAAAAAACTAAGTTTCCTAAGAAGAAAAAACAAGAATATAGACACGAACAATCCCGTTCAAGTGATAAGCATATAGAGGTCATAGTGAAAAACTCTATAACCGTAAGTAATCGTATTAAGGAACAAGGCGGAAGCGTACCTAAAGGTATGAACAAGTCTAAGGGTTTGGTACAAGAGTGGTTATGAGTTTTATTTTAATGTGTTTAGCGGGGGAAATGATAGGTAAGGCTTTAACAGAACCGTATGTTAAACTTGGTACTCAAGAAAGATTAGCAGAAATAACTGAAAGGGATTGTGTTTCGCCTACTGATAATACAGAAGGTGTTTCTTATGGAGATGCTTATATGATGGCTGCTATGTATCAAAGTATGGGGAATGATTTATAAGCACTATGAGGCTTACATTTATACATGAGTGCTAATAACAAAAGGGTCAGACGTATTATCGTGGACATTTTGTGGGAGTATGGTGCTATGACGAAAGAGGGGATGGCTGCTATGTTAAGTAAAACCAAGAACATTAGAACCGTTCCTTCACCACACAGTCTTTCGGCTTTGTTAAGTAAGAATCCGCAGATTGTGCAGGTAGGTTCTACTAAAGTAGAAAATGCAATAGGTACATCAGCAAATCATTTAGTATATGACATTAACAGAAAAATAATACACACAAAGGAAGATATTATGCTTACAAGAAGTCCAACGGTTATGACTCCGGCACAGATGCAAGAAGCACAACAATGTTCTTGTGGTAAGATAAGAATATTTCCCCCAAATGAAACTAAATGTTTGCATTGTGTTAGAAAAGTATAATAATAAAACACTAGAGGTATGACTATGCAGGGAATAGAAATGGATGACTTATCCACTATCATAGCAAGTGTCTTTAATGTTGAGAAACCGATAGATTTAGGGGAAATATTAACTGCACCAAATATGAACGAGGCTCAATACATGAGGTTTGTTCTTTGTCTCGCTACCGATGTAGATTATGAATTAGGGGATGACGAAGTAATAGATGATATGATTACTACTCTTCCCGAAAAAGTAAGTACGGAATATCTAAAGGGTATTATGGTAGGATTACTTTTGTCCCTAGAAGCAGAAGCGAGAACAGGCGGCCAATTAGGTTTCAGACCTGCACACGCAGAAATTATGAGTTTATTCCAATCAGCAGAAGCATTGATTTACGAGAGACAGGTGTAAATATGACGCTTAAGACACACAACATAAAGTATATAACCGTAGAAAAATGAGGTATTAATATGGGAGAAACAGACGACTGCGACCCTAGACACCATGAGTTTGACTTTGTTAGAATCAAGGGTGATAGTAGGGGAGACAGGATGTTAGTATATTGTACTTGTAGAATATGTGGTATGCAGACAGCATTACACGGTACTATTGGTCTTTATTAAATCTCAATTGGCGAGGCTACATAAACAGGTGGTAGCCCAAAACCATAACCGATATGCACAGGGAAACTTGATAATACATAGAGCATTAATAAGTTGGATAAGCCAATAAAAACAAAGGAGAAAATAATATGAGTATATGGGCTACGGAATACCGACCTACGCTTAGTGAGATAGTGGGTCAAAACGAAGTTATTAATGAGATAACTTCTTTACAGCACTTTATCTTTTATAGTCCACAAGCGGGTACAGGCAAAACAAGTCTTGCTTTGGCTATGGCTAAGGATTTGGGTTGGCCTATTCATGTATTCAATGCTAGTAGTAAAAAGACTAGAGGTATTGACTTCGTAGAAGAAGAGTTATTGCCTATGTCTAGGACAGGCAACACAAACCAATTCTTTTTACTTGATGAGGCAGACCAATTAACACCTGCCGCACAATCAGCATTAAAGGGTGTTATAGAAAACTCACAGGGTTATTTTATCCTTACTTGTAATGATTTGAGTAAGGTTAGTAAGTGGCTACAATCTAGGTGTAGAGTTTTGAGGTTCAATCCTATTTCTAAGGAACACATAGTAAAAAGATTATCTATGATAGCAGGTAAAACAGGTACGGTTATTACAGAAGGTCAATTAAATCTTATTGCTGATGCACATGAAGGAGACTTAAGGAATAGTATCAATGCTTTACAGGCATTTTCTGTTCACCCCGAACCGGAAGGGTTCATTAACGGCCTTGTTTCACAAGGTCTTGACGCTAAACATTTTCTCACGTTATGTTTCCGTGAGAATGATTATAATTTAGCCTTAAAAGAAACGTACGGAATACCACCTAGAGAAGTGGTAAAAACAGTATTCGACTACGCTATTACATCTACCGCAAAAGTAGATAGTATAATGCGTATCGTAGATGCCGCAGCAATAACCGAAAGGGATTTGATACACGGTGTCGAGGAAAATATAGCCATAGCAAACTTTGTCCGTTTGTGTATGGAAGGATATACAAAAACTTTATATCCGTAAGAAAATAGGACTAGAATTACAAAAAGAGGAAACCAATATGGATGACACGATGATTAATAACGTAGCAAAAACAGTAAATGTGGCCGCAGACACCCTGCGTAGTAAGGCTGAATCAGTCTTAGCAGAACAGGGTGCGGCTTGGAAAAACGCAGGTAAGTCTGATGACGACTGCGGTATTCTTGCACTAAGAGTAGCAGCAAGAATGATTAGTACGGAAAATGCGAGACTATCTCGTTCCGGTGCAACAAAGTATGAAGGTATGTTTATTTCAGTACCACGCCCTAAAGAATGGGGTAAAATACTATACAATAAAATGTCCGGTCAATTAAGAGCCGCTACAGAAGATGTACGAAACGTATTGGTTGAATCCGGTGCTGTTGTTCTCTTTGAGAATAACCATGATGGTACTTATACAAGACACGCTAGAGAAGATTTCTACGGTGTAGAGACTGCTGACGTATCTGAATTACCACGACATACACAGAAACTAGATGAGAATACACACTTCTTCGTAGTATGGGATAAGAACAACAAGACTTTCCCATCCGGTGATGCTAACTTTAAGTATGGCCGACCTAGACCACAAGACGAAAGAGAAAGGACTATGTTATTCTTAGGCCGCAAACAAGGTACTACTGATGAAGTAAAACCACTTACTGTTAAGGCAACACAAAAAGGTGCAGATGTACAGTACCCTACCTTTACAACAGGTACTATCGCATTAAGACCTGCCGCTAACGGCACTACTGCTTACGCTAAAGACGGAGTTTCAGTCTTTGAGTCTGACGCATCATTATCAAGTATCTTTTCAGCAGACCCATTGACACTTGTACCACAGATTATCGGTCAAGAGAATATGATTTCGGGCTTAGATAAACTAGGTCAATACTACGACACCCATAACGGAAATGCAGGTTGGTGGGATAGAACCCTCGCTACTGTAGCAGAAGTTATACACATAGACCCTAGAGATAATGGCGGGTATGTTTTAGTATGTGCAGATTTAGATATTTCTTCTACGGCAGCAACCGTAGATGTATACATTCCAAGTGAACAAGATTCACTTGTTGACTTCGCTGTTGGTACTAAAGTACTACTTCACGGACAGGCATGGCGAACAAAAGAAGGAGAAGATAGAATGTCTATCTCCGGTTGGTATGCCTTTGACAGAATAGCAGTCATGGATGAAGTAGTTTCTACTAACGATGGGTGGGATGAGTGAAGGCTTTAGGTCATTACGTCTTTCTCCATAACACCATACAGGAAACTGTTGGTGGACTCATTCTTGAAGGCCATCTACAAGTCCTATCCGTAGGCGGTTTAGTCCCTCTCATAATAGAAGAGGGCTATTCCGTCATGGTGGATGAGACAAAGGTTATTCCTTTTGACAACGAAGTTAGTGCTATACATTGGGAACATATACTAGGATATTATTGAGGTATAAATATGGAAAATATATTACATGGAGAAGAAGCAAGAGACAAATTACTCTTAGGGGTAAACAAAGTCGCTAATGCAATCAAAGGTACATTGGGTGCAAATGCAGGTACAGTAATAATACAGAACCCTGCGGGACTACCCTTAATTCTTAATGATGGTGTATCTATCACTAAGTCTATTACCGACCCCGACCCTTATATTCAGATGGGGATTAATCTCATGCAAGAAGTGGCTCACGAAGCACAAAGTAAATCGGGAGATGGTACTACTACTGCTACTATCTTAGCACAGGCATTGTGTAATACAATGGCTGATGATGATACAGATAATATTAAGATAAAAGAAACTCTTAATACTATGTGTAAGTATATAGTAAGTGAATTAAAAGACATGGCTACTGACGTTAATGACGATGACTTACTAGATGTATGTATTGTCGCATCTAATAATGATGTAGAATTAGGTAGGTTAATACACCAAGCACTTTTGGCTGTAGGCGAAGAAGGTAATGTGATAATAGAAACCAATTCCGATAACACTACTACATGGTCTTTGACCGAAGGACTTGTTATGGATAGTGGGTATGTAAACAAACTAATGGCTAATGCAGATAGAGAGAAGTGTATTTATGACAATGCCTCTATACTTTTAACGCAAGAGAAAATAGATACTTTCAATCATATAGTACCTGCACTAGAATTATCTATGAAAGCAGGTAAACCTTTAGTGGTAGTTTGCCATGATTATAACCCAAGCATACTACCTAACTTACTTGTTAATATTATGCAAGGTAAATTAAATGTCTGTATAGTTAAGACGGCAGGTTTCGGTGATACTCAAGACCATTGGCTTCAAGATATAGAAGCGAAATGTGGTGGTAAAGTATTCAATTCATTTGACAGTATTATTACGGTAAAAGAACATGAGTTAGGTGTGTGTGATAAAGTAGAGATAACTTCTACTACATCTACATTCATTAAGGATGGGGTAGATGAGGATTACATAGATAATCTTACCTCAATACTAACTCAAGTAAAAACAGATTTTGAGCGAGAGATAGTAGAGAATAGGATTGCTAGACTTACTTCCGGTATTGCATCTATCAAGGTAGGTGGGATTACTGACATAGAACAAAGAGAACGTAGGGAACGTGTAGACGATGCCGTCAATGCCGCTACTCTTGCTAGAAAGCAGGGTATAGTAAGTGGTGGTGGTGTAGCACTTAAGGACATTTGGTGGAAAACTCAAGAGACTGTTGATAAGATGGATGGTATAATATACTTTGATGCAATCCTAGCACCTATCAAACAGATTTTATCTAATAGCGGTCAGCCTACTTCAAATCTTGCTTACGCTAAATCAAAAGGCGAAGGTTATAACGCAGTTTCAAGAAAATACTGCAACATGAGATTTCATGGTATTATTGACCCTGTTGGTGTAAGTATCAACGCTGTTGAATCCGCTTTTTCTATCGCTATACTACTACTTACTACTGATTGTGCTATAATTGCACCACAGGAGTAAACTATATAACCGTAAGAAAATGAGGTATTAATATGACATGGGGTACACAAGCACCACAAGCAAGTAAGACGACAGAAGCACCACAAGGAGTGGTGTATAACGAAGAATACTACCGTAATATCTTCAAGAACAACAAATCACAATCCGTTGATTTGCGTATGGGATTGGTAGGTTGGGAAAACACCGCTAAGACAGGACTAGCACTATCTATGATGGATGCAGAAATCAAAGCAGGTAAAAAGGTAGCAGTATTTGATGTAGATAATTCAGCAAAATCTACCGTAGATTATATCTATCCCGATGCAGAAAACATTATGGTAATACCACTACACGATGAAACAGATGATTCTATCTTTGATACAGATAACAACGTAGATTACAAAGCATTGGTCGATAAGACTAATTGGTTTGTAAACATTCTAGCAGAAGAGGTAGCAGCCAATCCCGATGATTGGGCGGGTGTAGTATTCGATGGTGGTTCAACATTCCTAAAATGGTGTGAACACGCTATGAGAGCATCACTACTAAGTCGTGGTATCATTGAAACAGAAGATGGTACTTTTAACCAAAAAGAATGGCGAGAACGTAATCGTATGAACAGAAATGTTCTAACTAGGATTCATGCTTTGCCTGTACCTAAAGTATTCTTTACCTTCCACCTAAAACCTGTACAGCAGTATATGGATGACGGCACAGGTAAGAAAGTACTAATGACAGTCGGTGATAGACCCGATTGGGACAAAGGTACTATGCGTAAGTTTTCGCAACAGATTTTCCTAAATAGATACATGAAAAAGGCAGACGTAGCCGCAGGTGTTAAGGGTGATAAAACCCTAGCCGATGGTGAGTGGGCTATCAAAGGTACTATTGAGGAAATGAAAGGTAAGAACATGGAGTATGTAGGTACAACACATACTATTTTGACGGTGAAAAGCGGGAAGGTAGAGTGGACAGGACTACCTTTCTTAAATGAGTGAGGTGATAATATGCAATCTATCGTAGATACACAATCGTTGATATGGTTGCTAAAGTGTACACAACGTAGACAAACCATTTCCGGTAAAAATATACCACAAGTTTCGGCTTGTATGTTGAATGCCGTAGGTGGTAGAATGGCTACTTGTTCTCTCACTAAAGATGGTGTATCATCTGTAGGTATCTTCTCGATACCATCTACAGGAGAAGCCAAAATACCTGTTAGCGACATAGAGACTATGTTGGGAATACTAAAGTATCATGGAAATGCTTTGACCTTAACTTATGATAATGATAAGTTAAAACTAAAGTCTAGGTATAAGCAAACAACGCTTACTGCTTCCGAGAATGCTTTGGCTTTCCCACATAGTCCTACCACATTAAATGAGTGGTCTAATACATCAATAACATTTGCCGCAAAACTAAATGTAGGTAATGAAATAGGATATACTATGAATGATGGTAGTATCTTACAACCTGCTTGTTCTTGGGAATCGGTAGATGCAGTACGTTTATTTGAAGCAGTTAGATGTGATGAAATGAACGGACAAAAATTAAACACATTCACTTTTAAGGGAGATGAAAACGGACTTAGTGTTGTCGTTGGTAAGGAATTAAAGGGTAGAACAGAATATGAGTTAGATAGGAGAAGTACTCAATGGCCTTTTATGGCTACCTATCAAGGTGGATTCAATAATCTATTTGCTAACATTAACGGTAAAATAAACTTATACTTTTTTGATTTCACACAATGGGAACAAGGCGTTAAATTACTTATAACTTTAGGTGATGGCGACTTTATTTTCCAATCAGCACTACTAGGAGATGAATATATATGATAATGAATACAGAAGTAATAGCGACACCAACAGACAGTAGCGTAGATAACCCTACTTTCTATACGATAAAGGATTTTATAGTACCTACTCCCTCTAATGGTGGACTAGCAACATTTACATTTACGGGTAAACACGGTGAAAACTTTGTTGCATCGGTAAAAGTTAGACAGGAGTTAGACCCACTCTACAGGGATGAAATATGGCTAAACAAACAATATGTAGAGATGGAACGAAGTATGGCTGATATAGCAGACCAATTTGGTATTACACCTGCGGCCATCAATCAATGGTTAAACAAATATGATATACCTACAAGAAGTAGAGGTAGAGGTAATGAGTAATTGTGAGCATTGTGGTAAACCCTTAGTACCTATTGGTACATCCCGTAAAAATGGGAAGGCTACACACAATGATTGGGGTACTCGTAGATTACACAAGAAATGTTGGATGGAATTAAAAGATTATAACCGTAAGATTAGGTGGAATAGTTATGATAGTAGAGCAAGGCAAGGGTAGAGAAGTTCTAGTAAGGTATAGAGATGCACAAGGAAATAGAAAAACCGAGTCAATCAAAGGCCACTATCCGTACTGTTTTATTGAGACTGATAATGCCCCTTATGTAGAAGATTGTATAAGAAAAGAAGATGGTTATACAGGTCTTTATGGGGAAGATTTAACTAAGATTGTTGTCTCGCATAACTCGGAGTTAAGGAATCTATCTTATTACGGGACAACATGGGAAGCAAACGTACCTTATGTTAATCGTGTACTTATAGATAGGCTAAAAGAAAAAGATAACAAACCTTTTGAAAATTATAAACATAGGACTTGGTATCTTGATTGTGAATGGTCGCCCGCAACAAGCCAAATGAGGGTGATAGTAGTTTATGATAATTTTACGGAAAATGAATATGTATGGTTTGTATGCCCTTCTATTAAAGAAGAAGGTTTGGCTGATGGCGAGCCTAAAAGGTTCGATACATACGGTGATTACGAATACCCTACCCCTGCACTCGGATTTGGTAGTGAAAGGGATATGCTTATTCATTTCTTGCGACACATGAAGAAGCAAGACCCCGATATTATCACAGGGTGGTATGTCGTTGGGGCTGATATTAGAACGATAGTAGAGAGAAGCAGGGCTTGCGGTCTTAATCCCGCCACGCTATCTCCTATGAGAAGAATTAGATATAAGTTTGGTGATTGGGAACAACCAATAGTAGGTAGAAACTGTATAGATTTGATGATAGCATTCTCTAAAATATGGGAATTGAAAAACGGTAAATTACCTTCTTACAAATTGGATGATGTTGCTAGTGAGGTTTTAGGGGAAAAGAAAGTAGACTTGCCCGATGGACATGACACTTACTATTCAGACTTACCTTTGTATGTACATTATTGTAGACAAGACGTAAGATTACTACCTAGACTTGACTCAAAAGTAAATGCTTTAGATTACTATACTGCTTTACAACACGTTGTACAATGCGATTTACGTTCCACACCGTTTATTACCAAGATGTTTACAAGTCTAGCATTAAAGGATGAGAAGTTTGATAAGAGAATACCTACACAACCACAGTTTCCTTATACACCTTATGACGGGGCTAATGTATTAGAGCCGGAAACAGGTGTGTATGAAAACGTAGGTATCTTAGACATAAAGGCTATGTACCACAGCAACGTACACAAGTATGGTATATCATGGGACACGTTAGACCCCGAAGGTGAGGATTGTGGTAATGGTAGTAAGTTTAACGTAAAAGAAAAGGGATTACTTTGTAGATTAATGGATGATATGACTTATCTAAGGAACGAAAACAAACTTAAAATGCTTATGAGTGATACTGTAGAACAGAAAAACAAATGGGATATTATGCAATTTGCTTGTAAGTCATTAGTAGCATCTATGTATGGTGTAGCGGGTGATTCTAAGTACGGCTTTTATCACCCCGAAGTAGCATCTGCTATCACATATACATCAAGGAATACTCTTGAGGAATTAATGTATCACGCTGAAAACGTAGGCTTCAAAGTTTACTATGGACATACTGATTCTATATTCTGTAATATACCTAACCCCGAAGAGGGTATGAAGGCACTAAAAATATTCAATGAAGAAATGTCTCCAATAGAAACCGAGTTTGAGAAGTGGTGTCCTAGTATGTTGATTATGGCTAAGAATAGATATGCCGGAAAAGTAAGTTGGACTGACGGTTCTTATCACGACCCCAAAACTTATGTTAAGGGAATAGAATTAAAGCAATCAAGGATGCCTAGTGTAATGAAATTGTGTATGAATACAGTTATTGATGGTATATTGGATGGTACAGACCAAAAACAAATTACACAAAGTATATCTTCTCTTGTTGATGATGTAGTTAAGGGAAAAGTAGACCCTTCCGACCTATGTATGAAGGGTAAACTAGAGAGAAACCTAGATGATTATAAGGTATTATCGGGTTCTTCCGCAGGTGCGGCTTGGGCTAATGAGTTTCTAGGTAAAGGATATAGAAAAGGTTCATTTTTTAAAGTTACCATAAATGAAAATGGTAAATATATAGCATTTGATGACCCGTCTGATATAGAGGGTGTAACAAAAATAGGTAATAAGATTCTTGCACAAAGATTTATCTTAAATAAAATAGAGCCTTATTACAATTTAGCCCAATGGGATATTCAACCTATACATAACTCTTTAGAGGGTATGAGTGGGATGAAGTGGTTATAGATAAGTATATAACCGTAGGAAAAGGAGAGATAAATAATGTCTAACGCAAGCGATATAAGAGAATTACAACAGAAACAAGAACAATTGACTAAAGGTGTAGTAAATGCCTTTGAACAAGTGAGTTTTGATTATGCAAAACTACAAACAATGTTTTTTGCATTACTAGAAGATTTAGGTAAAACAGATACTTTGTCCTGTTCAGAATGTAGTGAAGAAGTGATGAGGCCGTTATTGTCTAAATTACCTGTAGAAAATACCTGCCCTATGTGTGGTGGTGATTTAATCAATGACACTTCACAGACTACTGTTGATGATTGGGATAACGCTAAGGTAGAAGAAGAGTGATTATATGAAAGCAACACAAGAGCAGACTAGCGACTCTTCATATAGACCTAGAGAAAAGAAATGGTTGAGGATAAGTAAATCATCTTTGATGACATACATGATGTGTCCTAGACAATTTTATTGGCGATATATAGCAGATATACCTAGTCCACCACCTAGCGAGGCCGCCATTCGTGGTGGTAAAATACACAAAGTGATGGAGATAGGTCTACTAGAAGGCTCGGATAAAATAATGAGTGCAGCCATAGAAGAAGGAGTGGATGATGACGTAGGGGTAGATAGCCTCAATATGTTATTACATCAGATAGCACATGACATGGGCGGCTTTGACATAGTAGAAGCGGAAATTAAGCACCAAGTAGCAGAAGAATACAACGGCTACAATATTATTTGGGTTGGTATGATTGACGGTGTTATTAGACACCCCGATGGTGGTTTAATTCTCATGGAATTGAAAACAGGTAAAATGAATATGGGTAAACTAGGTAGGACTAGAAAGGAATTAGTCTACTATTCTAGGCTTTTAAGTAAACTAGGGTACGATGAACCCATAACACATTTTATGTATATCTCTCCCGATTATGAAATACCCGAAGATGGTAATGATAAATTATTGTTAGAAGGAAACAAAAGAGGTAAAAGTTTGTGGTTGGGTGCGGAACGTGGAATCGCTATTCTTGAGAAGATAAACAAGCGAAGTATAAATGCTTTCTCGGAATCATTAAGTAGCACTATCGAGTCGCTAGTAATCCAACAGTACCCTATGAATTGGAATGATTATTTTTGCCCTTTGTGGTGTGAGTTTAACATGAATTGTGAGTCAGAAATGACAGGGTACGTTGATAACGGATTAGGTGAATGGAATGAGTAGAATTAATGTATGTGCGGCTTGCGGGGCTAGTGAATCTTGGGTAGACCAAGACATTATGTGGAGAGTAACAGGTGAAGAAGGGGCAGACCCCGAAGAAATTACCGTAATTACTTGTAAATGTGGTAATAAACAAAAGAAAGAAGAGTGATTTTATGCTTAATTTTCCTAGAGAGATTGGTCTTAGACGTAAGATTTGTAAATCTCAAGAAGAATATGATATTTACGTTAAAAGTATTAATGGTAAATCTTCTTGTTATACGTCTTTGTATAGTTTTCAACAAATACACCCTAATATGTCTTGGAAAGTAGACCCCGAAACGGTTATCATGGATAGAGCATGGTGGGATTTTGATATTGTAGAAGGTGGTACTCTCGATGATGTAAAAAGAGATGTAGCAGTTTTACTAAATAGACTTAAGGGAGATGTAAGATTAGTCTTTACAGGTAGAGGATTTCATATCCATCAGATGTTCGATAAAAATGTCATTGGTACTACCATAGCCAAGCACGTTGATAGGTACGAGAGAGAGGTCGCTAAGGGACTAAAAACACTAGATGGCGTAGGTCATCCCCTTAAACTTACACGCATACCCGACACATACAATACTACTAGAAAGAAGTGGGCTGTTAATGTGGACTTAGATGCGTTCAAAGCAGACCCTTTGGGTTACAAGATACCCGAAAGACCTAACCCCTCTCTTAGAATCAATGACCCTTTTAAGGGAAAAGAAAAACAATCAAACTTTAGTATCATAAAATGGATTGCTAATAATCCTTTACAGGTAGAATACCTACCTATTACGGGTAGTTTTGACGGAAATATAACTTCTGCTAGTCAAATACCAATACCACCATGTATAGACAATGCTATGAGGCATGAGAATCCTAGACATGAGGTAAGAATAGCGTTGGCTCAACATTTGTATGAGAATCTTAGGTGGTTTGCACACCCTAGTACATTAACGGTAAAACAAAAAAGTGATATTACCGAAGAAATTATAGATTTTATATCCACATTAGGTTGGAGAGACTTCAACGAGTACACAAGTAGAAAGCACGTTAGAAGTTTACTTAACTATGAGAGAACACCCTCATGTTCGTGGCTACAGACAAGAGGATTATGCGAAGCATCTTGTTGGAGAGATGACGGTACAAGGAGAAAATAATATGATGCGAACACCCAAACACTCAAGAGTATTTTTTGAAGTAGTAAATGAAGAATGTAATTTCTGTAAAAGCAGACTAGGTTTCCTTTACCCTAAAAATATGCCGCCTGTATGTATGAATTGTAGTATGGAAAAACAATCCTCTTAAATAGAGTAATAATACTGTACCAATTGTGCTTCTAATAGATGACCGAGAAAACCAAAAAGTAATTAATAAGTTGTTAATGAGATTGGGTGAAGAAAATACCCAAGTTTTACGCATGGCTTCTTCCGATTATAGAATAGGTTCATGGGGAATTGAGGCAAAAGAAATAAATGATTTGTACCGTAGTATCTTAGGTCTAGGTAGAAATGGTAGAACAATAGTACATCAATTAAGAGAATTACAAGAAGATTTTGATAACCCTATGTTAGTAGTCTACGGTACTAAACTAAAACCATACGTTCATGGTGCTAGGCCGTCAGCAAAACAGATAGCCATAGAAATGTCTAGGATGAAAAAGGTAAATCAACAATTCAAAATGACATTTTATCAAAGATTTCCTAAAATCAAATACATGGAATTGACTACTATGGATGATTTTGTTGAATGGTTGGTAATAAATCATACACAAACACAAGTAAAAGAGGCTACGGGTCTTAATGTTATGGAAAAAGAAATAAGAAATGCTGCTGATATGAGTAATTTGGACCCAAGAGTAGCAGTTTTATGTTCCCTTAAAAATATCTCCGTACAAAACGCAGAAGATTTACTAAAAGAGTTTGGTAGTATTCCTAAATTACTTATGAGTAAAAATACGCAGAAATCTTTGATGGAAGTTAGAGGTATAGGTAGATACAAAGCACAAACTGTACTAAAACTTAGAGATAATTACTGAATCTCAAACTTATTAGATGTACCACTAACAGGTGCAGATGCTCTATTTAGTTTTACCTTAATACTTTTTAGTAGAACACTATTTCTATCCGAATTATCATCACCTGTTGCTGCCTTTCTAGTAACTTTAACGGTTATTTTATTCCCTGCCTTTACGCCATCCAAAGCATTCAATGGTATTAACTCTACTATTTTTTCTTGTGAGTTTGTTTGTACACGAATAGTATTAGTAATTGTCTCTCCTGTTTCTTCAATAACTGCGGTTGTATAAAGTACAGCAGTTTTAGTAGTAGATGCACCTATACCATGATTTACTTTTGCCGTAATTAAAACATTATTATTAACCACATCATCGGGAATTATAAACTCGGTTTGTAAAGTAGACTCAAAGGTAGTAGTAGTAGCAGTTTCGTTTAGTATATCTACTCTACCCTTACCTGCTAGTATATACCCATCAGAAGTTATAGATGCATTCCCACTAGCAGTATGTATATCTACATCCATACCTTCTATTCCCTTAAACAACGTAGGTACTTTAGGTGGTTTTTGTTGACCTAAGATACTAAACTTAGAATTATGACTAAGATTATCATTCATCAAAGACATTCTACCGTTTAATTTACCGTAAGCACCTTTACTAAGTTTTCCTATTCCTACCGAACCTGTCGCAGTAGTAATCATATCTCCTTTTGCATCGTCAGATTGAGTAAGACCAAACTCGGATGGAGTGCTTGTATCTACCTGTACTTGTTCACTAGAAGTACTACCTTCGGGTATTATACTTGTGGTTGGGGTTGTGATAGGTTCACTATCGTGAGTCATACTACTACTAACTTGTCTTGTCTTTCCTTGATTTGGGAATAAGAATCCTAAAATACCACCACTAGATAAAGACTCGTCTCTTTCCAATTCAAGTTGTATATCTTCTTTGCTACCCGATACTACATTCCAATTAATACTTTTTATAGTTAGTGTTTCTGCGGAAGATAAACCTATACCTGCATCTGTAAAACTTAGATATGTAGCAGGGGTGTAAGATAAATCATTAGTAATATGTATTCTAGGTGCGTACCACTCACTTCTAGCAGTAGTAAAGCCACCATACATTTCTGAATATTCTCTACCACCAAGCGGGAATATACTATCTGTGTTAAATCCACTACTGCTTAAATTAACTCCGTATATACTATTAGCATTCTTTAAAATATTAGCACCTGTTGGGTCGCCACATCTATGACGTAATAAAGCACGACAATATTCTGCGTTAAAACTAACTATAATTTTAGCGTTAGATTGAGTGCTATATTGTGCAGGTATAGGTAATTCATAGAAGCCACTATCTTTTACATCTACACTTGTAATTTGATTTGCGGTTGCATCTTTTGTAATTAAATCTTCAAAAGTATAATCAGCACAATAAATACTAAATTGGCAATCGTCAATTGTTGCACCTGCCGCTTGGCTAACTTTTAAGGCAACATAAACTCTAAGGTGTTCGTTAGTAGCCTCACTTCTATGTGGAGTAAAATTAGGTATATGTACTATCTGCATAGCATAACTTAAAGACCTAGAGCCGTACCAATAATAATTATCAGCCCAAGCCACATCAGCAGAAGTATGTGTAAAAGATGATTTACCGTGTCGGTGGTACAAATCAGTAGAGGTTTTCATATTTCCATCTAATCCGTTAGTCATACCGGAAAAAGGTACTCCGCCTGTACCTAAAATAGTCCAAGAATTACCCCTATTTGTATCAGTAGCGTCATAATCACCATATCCTTGTAAGGCTAGTTGTGGGTCGGCTATGTAGCCGTATCTACCACTTTCTATCATTTTATTATTATGATTATTTTCTAAAATAGGCTTAACACTAATTGACAACCTAGAGTTTTTAACTTGATTATATTTTTGTTTTGCTACTTGTCTTGCCTCTAAACTGTTAGTTATTTTTGGGTATTCTAATACTGTCCATCTAGTAGTATCTGTTAAAGATGTGTTAGGAAAATCTACAAAAGAATATCCTTTGTTGTAATACACTCTAACATTTGTTATTTGACCTGCTACATCCGTATCTAAATCAGATATAGTCATGTTTTCTCTTGTAAAAATTAAACCACTATTATATTTAGGTCTATATTCAAATCTATTGTCTCTACCTATCAAGTAAGAAAAGGTTGTTTTAAGCCCGTTGTTTACACCGAAGCCACTCTTACCCCTAGCATCCTCTACAGTACTTAGAATCGTCTTAGTACGGCTATCTACGATACTTCCGTAGCCATCACTACTAGAAGTACTGTTATAGGTAGTCATAAGAGAAGTGATAGGTACATTATTTATGTCAAACATAGTACCCAATCTTGTTTTAGGTGTCCATGATTTCATAATCGCTGCATTCCATAACAGCCTAAACTTATCGCTGTCATAAAAACTACCACTATTTTTACTTTGTACATCTCCTTCAACGTGCATTAATAATCTAAGCATAAATTGACTGCTTACTGTGTTGTGTACAACAACCAAATCAGCCTGTGGGTTATCCCCCGTTATTATTTGGCTAACATTTACACCTATACCTTCCATATTACCTTTTAGTAGTGGTGTGTATAAAGCCCATATTTCATTTTCTACACCTGTTGAAGAAGTTTCTATTGAAGAAGTAATATGGTCGGCAGTTGTTAAAAACGCATTAGCCAATTGTACAGGCAAAGTATAATCATCAGTATCACTTTGAGTAGCAGACCATGTACCGGAAACTACTATTTGAGTTTCACTTAAAACTGCTAATACATTATGCCTAGTTTCTTTTGTCGTATTTTTAATAACCATACCACCTTTAACACCTTTTGTTTGAAAGGTTTCTCCTATTTTTGTTATTACTGTGTTAGTAGGATTTGTAGTAGTGATGTTTTGACTTCTATTGTAAGATGTTATTGTTATACCTGTACCTGTTATTGCTGTATCTAATTTATATTTCCAAGCAAAATAATACTCTACCGTGTCATCACTATCGGCAATATCTACTACTATAAGACCTGCGCCTGTATAATTAAAATTAGCCGTAGATTCAACAGGTATTCCCATATCACCCATTATCAAACCTTCGTCTGCTGTTGTCAAATCCGATATTAACCTTTGATTATTAGGATGTGGAGAAATAGGTGTGGCTGTATTTTTATATGAAGATATTGCTTCCGCATAATAATTATCTATTAGTGCAGGGAATCCCTCAACCGTTGCTACATAATCCCCTAAGTCAGTATTTCTTCCTGTCACTTGGTCTGATGCACCTTTGTTTGCTAAGGTGTTTAGATTGAAAAACCTAGCCGAATCTATAACTATAAATGCACCTGCTTTATCTTCCCAATCTCGGTATAGGCTTAAATCTATTTCCGAGGCTGCTGCGGGTGCAACCATTATACTACCTACGACTGCATTAGTATTTGTACCTGCGCTAACACCCTGTAAGGTAATGCTAGTAGAGCCATTAATAGACGCTATTTGATATGTACCATCATAATGTAGACTATTATATACAGTAGCATAAGAGCCTACTGTGTATCTTGATTCTGTAAGGCCCTCTATTACTAATTGATTTGACCCATAAACAAAACTAGATACGGCCTCTCCTAAAGAATAATCGGGTGTCTTAGAAAATGCAGCCCCACTAACAGGTTCGTTTGTAGCATCCACATTCCATATATCTATATCTTCTCCTATTTTTAAGTTAGCAAACTTATCTATATTTCCGTCTGTATCTGTTTGGTCTACATAATAAAGAGAAACTTCATAGTTATCTGTTGTTGGGTATTGTAAACCAAAATCTGTTTTTCTTGTAGACCCGTCTGCATCTGCTCTACCGTTATTTCTCATATCAGACCAAAGAAGCCAAAGATGTTTATAGTCATTAGAAACATCTAAAATTGATACTTTGCCTGTAGATGCACTATAGCCCTTTGTAATATATTTACAGCCTACAAGGTAGTAATTACCACCACTACTTACAAGACCTGTGTATACAAATATAGTACTTCCTAGACTGTTGCTTAATTGTGCTATGCCGCTTTTATGATTAGTAGTTAAATTATTGTATAGGGATTGTGGTATTTGTACTTTATTGTCTCCTGTACTTACATTTGCGGAAACACTAACTTTAAACAAAGCAGTACGATTTATTTTACCAAAGTGATATTGAAACCAAAGACTCTTAGGTAAATCTCGCATCCATCTAGCGTGTATTGGTTTGTATTTTACTTTATCGAAATTACCTGCTGTGGTCGCTATGGTACATGAATCTAAAGAAATACTTTTTCTATCATCATCATCTTTCAATCCTGTTTTTTGGGTATAATTTCCAAACTCAATACCGTTGTAATCCGTTGATGTAGTCACGGCCCACAAGAACGGATTAGTTATTGTGCCTGTATCGTAATAATTCATAATTTTTTTAACACCTGTAACCGTGTGTTTACCATCATAACTTGTTTCAGCAGAAAGCCCTACTGTCACATCACTCACGCAAAACTCATCGTTTATAAGTAAAGCAGGGTCAGCATCAAAGAAAAATGTGACGTATTCTGATATAGCCTCATCTGAATCAGAATTAGGTAATGCGTTATACCCATTTTCAGCCCTACGCCATCCTATATAGTGACTAAAAAACTGACTTGTGCCGGGTTGTTGTAATCTAAGTAAAATAGAAGATGCGTTTGTTTCTCCTAGATATTTACCTGCATATACTATTTTAGCAGCAGGTGTGACATAAGGTACATCACTTGCACTAAAAGTAGCAGAAAGGCTTGTAACAGAATCTACAGTATAAGACCCATTAGTAGCCGCGTTATTAGAACCCCTAATAACAGCAGTAGAGCCTTGAGTAATACCATGACCTACTAATAAGTTTATAACTGTTTTACCGTTAGTATCTTGACTAAACCCTTGTGAAAATACACCTTCATATTGTGCTTCTAAATCGTTAGGACCAAAAACTGTATCTTCATTGTTGTACATTTGTATGGGGTGGCCCGAACCTAGTTGTGTTCTTTGATTATTTACTTCTAAATATGAATCATCTACATCAAACCCTACTTTATTACTAAGTGTTTTTAAGGGTAAAGTACCTAGATTCATAATTTGTCTATATCCTTGTGCATCATATAACCAATATTGCGGTGTTTCCGTGTTATTACTAAGGCTCTTTTGTCCTACTTCCCATAGTGGTATTTGTCTATCTAATAAATTAAGATTGTCATTAGCGTTTAGTGTTATTGTTCTACCGTCATTATTTCTTTGTTTGATAGACATTTTATCTATTATGCCTCTCCATACCGGCCTATCTATTCTTGGTGTTTGACTAGCAAAAACTAATAAAGACCAATCAACGGGGGTATCACCACTAAATATATTTTTTAAATTATGTAAATAATCTTGGGAACGCATACCAACATTAAGATTTGCTGCACCGCCACCATCTAGTTGTTTTTGTGGGTCATCAGCAATAACAATTTTACAATTAGATACACCGTTTACCGGCATAGAAATATTCATATTTTGTATGGGCGCATCATAACTTTTGTAGTTTTTAGCGTCTGTTAAATATCTAACAAGACCTACTCTATCAACCATTAATGTAGTACTACTTGAGGGGTTAGCACTTGTTGGTGCTGCCTCTATTTCATAACCGTATAAATCTCCGGCACTAGGACTACCCGACATATTTTGGTTAGAAGCAATTAATGTTCCGTTAATATAAACATCAAAAGTACCTGCGCCACTATTACCACTATAATTTAAGACAAAATCTACATCTAACCACGAATCATCGTTAAATATACTTTTTTTTGTAGTACTTTCAAATTGTAAACCTAGTAAATCATATCCTAGAGAAGCACTAGACAAATCAATAACATAAGTAATTGCAGGTGTACCTGTAAATCCTAAAGACGAAGTTGTACCTTTTTGTGAAGCAGGATAACCTATTTTAAATGTTAAATTAGTCGGTACTTTTCCGTGTTGAACTACGCCTGTTCCCCCTGTTGTACCATTAAATGCTCTTACCGCTACTCTTGCGGTAAAAATATCTCCGTCTAATAGACTGTTCAAAGGACCATCGTAAACTAATTGTGGTTTACTACTACTATCATTATAAGCCGTTCTCCAAGTTTGTACACATAGAAAAGGTTGTCCCGATGGTGATGAAACAGGCGCAAACAAATTAACAGGAGTAGTAGTTAAAGCATTAAAAGACAATGTTTCTCCCATCCAAACACCCGCTAAATGCGCTCTTTGTATAAAATCTCCCGTAGCATCTATTTTTCCCGCAATTTTATTAGCATAATTAGCAGCACCAATAGTATTAATATATGATTTCATATTACTTCTACCAAAAGTAGCATCGTTATCTCCCGTAGGTACTAAATATCTACCTTCTGTATCATTACCGTTTGTAAATAACAACCAATCAGTAGCATTACTACCTGCTATTTCCACATTATTAAAGGCATATCTATTAGCAATATGTCCATCGGGATATTGTAGTTGCGCTCTACCTTCCCATTTTTCCGCATTTTGTCTTGTGTTGTCATAAGATAACCATTCAAACGCACCTTTATTTTTAAGATACTGATTAGCACTATCTACATTATCAACGTGTGTAGAGCCTATTAAGTTTCTATCAGCAATACTAAATCTATATCTTTGATTTAGAGTAGCCTCTCCATTCATAGGATTTCCAAAATGTGTAAGTGTACTTTCATAAACACCCGTAGAATATGTATTACTAGGTGTGTTAAAATCATCCGAGATAGCCCTAGCACCCATAAAGTCATCATAATATCCGGCGAGCCAAATATTATACATAGCCGTGACGTGTCTTACCATTAAATCACCTATGCGTTGCTAAGATTCATGCCTCTTAAACCTGCGCCTCTCTCTATCTCATCTAATATTTGGTTTGCTGCTTGTGTAGTAGTCATACCATTAAACGTATTACTCATAATTACTTCTGTAGTAGTTATAAGAGTTTCGACTCCTTGTTGTACTACTTGTTTTACTAGATTACCTGTTAGTTTGTCAGAAGAAAATCCATAGAATAATTCTTCTCTTGTATTGTTAAAGTTTTGTAGAGCCTCGTCTGCCTCGGTGTACCCATCTACCATAGCACCTAACATATTCATTTCTGCTGATGTTAAAGCATCTGCACCCATTTGTAGACTTTCTAATAAACTAAGAACCCCTTCTTCTGTAGTGATATTAGCCTCATCAATCATTTTTGCTAATTCGGGATATTTTTCTGCAAAACTTTCAAACTGTTTTGTGTAATCTTTTATAGCGTTATTAGAGGTAGAAAAGGTAGCATCTCCTATTGTAACATCTTCTGCTAAACTAGGCATATTTCTTTCCCACCATGATAGCCCATCTTCATATTCTTCTATTGCATTTTTTGTAAGTGCTGCGCTAATATCCGGTAAATTATCTTTATCGTACATTCTCGCTGTTAAAATATCTACTAGCATTTGTTCTTTAGACATTACTTTATCTATTTGTGCTATTCTTTCATCGGCAGCCGCAGAATCTTGATTTGCTAATGTTTTTCTTTCTGCCGCAAGGTCAGCAAGAGAAGCAGTTAGACCTTCTATTGTTAAAGTTTCATCTTTGAGGGCTTCTATTAAATCTTCTGTTGATGCTTTATACATATTTAAGTCCGAACTTTCTGATGCAAAATCCGGTATGCTAGTGTCCCAAACACCTAACGCTTCTAATACTTTTACCAAAGCAAGACCGGCTGCTATTAAAAGAATGTAAGGTGCAAAGGCTACTACTGCTGCTTTACCCGCAGCCGTTATTCCGGCAGCAGCAAAAATGGCAGCACCACCTACTGCGCTAAATGTTGCTGCCTTTATTGTATTCACACTCGCTACTACACCACTAATACTTATATTTTTAATCATGGCTATTCTTTCAGCCATAAATGCTTTTATTTTAATATAGGTTGCTGTTATTAATGCACTTGTAGTAGCAATAATACCTGCTTCTAGTATTATTTTTACCTTTTTTACCGCATTATTTTTCATCTCGGTAATTGTTTCTAGGCTTCTAGCCCCTATAAGACCTTGTATAAGACCTATTTGCTGATAAATAATTACTGATTCTTGATACCTTGAAAGAGTCACTTTGTTAGTTGCTATTACATTTACTTCTTTTGCCTTTGCTAAACCAAAAAGCGATAGTGTTTCTTGCATATTAAGCATAATACTTTTACCGCTTTCAACAGCATTTAGTTGCATTTGTCTAAACATTGTCACCATACCCGCTATGTTTAGCAACATACCAATCCTCATACTTGTTTGACCTTTACCAAACATCATAGCGGCTGAACCCGCCATCATAAAGTTAGTAGAAAGTTTTTGCATAAGAGAGGCTTCTAGGGCTGCGGCCTTAATTCTTTCAGTCCTTAATTCTTGGTCATTTTGCATAGTTATTGTTTGAGACATACCTAATTTATTCATAGACTTATTCATAGATTCGGCAGTTTTTTCTTGTTGTACACCTAACGCATTTGTCTCTCTATTTGTGTCTCTTAAAGTAGAGTTTAGTGAATCTAATTGTGTTTCGTACTTATTAATAATAGGCGTAGTGTCTATTATATGATTACTTAAGGCTAGTTCTGCCTGTTTTGCTTGTTCTAAAGAATCGTCAAACTCTTTTACTGCTAATGCCGATTCTCTATACGCTCTTTTGCGTTTATCTCCTGTTCCTTCTTCTGGTCTTTTACCTAAAAGAGAATGACGAAGTTTTTCGGCTTGTGCGATTTTTCTTAACTGTTGTTCTTCTCTTCGTAGAGCCTGTATTTGTAAGTTTATATTGTCTATATCTCTTTTAGTTGATGTAGCAGTTAAGTTTTGACCTAATATTTTACCTTTTAATTGTCTATTAGTCTCATGTAAAGATGATTGTAATAATAATTCTGCTTCTATTTGGTCTTTAGTTAATTCTACCCCATGTTTTGCCGCAAGAGTATTATACTCTAATCTTTTACTGTGTTCTGTAATTAATGAGTTTAATTGAAACATCAAACTTGTATGACTTTGTAGTACTTGGTTTTTATTACCGTAAGCATTTTGATTAACAATTTCTTCTTGATTTAATGCTCTCATTATTGTTTGTTGAGTTTGAAACGCTACATTTAGAGACTGCATATTTACCATTAGATTTACCATAGGCCCTATTAAATCTCTCATTTCAGAACCAAAGGCAAACATTTGTCCTATACCCGCACCAAGAATACCATCTCCGCCTACTAATATAGCAATTTCTTTATTAAAATCAGCGTGTCTATTAGTGGCTTGTGTTAAAGCGGGCATAAGCCCATAACCAATAGCACCTGTGTAGTTTTTAAGTCTTGCTTCCGCTTCCTGTAATTGGAACAAATCTGTATCTCTTCTTCTTTGTATTTCCTCTAACGCAGGAGATAATCTCATAAGAGCCTCAAACTCTAACTCTAAAACCCTATTGTAGTTTTCGCTTAACTTTAAGAATCTAGTGTAGTGTCTATTACCTGCTACTTGTTGAGCCAATCTTGTTCTTTCAGCAGAAGTTAAATCGGGATATATTTTGTTTAAGTCTTTCATTATATCTGAAAAATCTCTTAGATTTCCGTCTGCATCTTTTGTGGCTATACCTAAATTATGGAATGCGTCTGCTGCACCGTTTGTATTAGCACCTAACCTAGCATATATCATACGCAAGGCTCTACCACCCTTTCCTTGTTCTTCACCGGCTTCAATAAGAACGGCAGACATAGCAGCCATACTAGCAATACTTTGTCCCGTTAGGTGTGCCTGTGAAGCGAATTGATTCATAACATAAGTAATCTGTTCCATAGTAGCAGCAGACCTGTTTTCTACTGTGTTAAGTTGGTCGAGAACTTTTATAGAGTTAGCCCTAATTTGGTTTTGTCTTTCTTGTTCAGAAGCGTTTTCTGCTATACCCTTTGTCATAAAATGAGTTTGTTGTTGTAAGTTAATCATACGTTGCATAGCCGCTTCGGTACTCATACCACTTATTAGACCAAACTCCATACCTAATTTAGTACCTACGCCCATTGTACCCGGACCCATAACACCGCTTAGTTGCGCCATTCTAGCCGATGCTGCAAAGGCTTCATCAGCAGCGAACCCAAAACTTAAACCTAATTCTGTAACTTCTTGTTGTACTGCGGAAAAATCGTGTGCTGCTGTCAAAAACTTTTCTAACTCTATTCTTCCTTCTTCTATTTCTCTTGCTACGGGTATTACCGACTCCATAAACGCCCCAAATTGGTCGCCTATGGCTATACCTGCATCTTGAATACCTGTCACGGCATCAAGCATAATTGCTTGGAACATTACACTTGCTGCTTTAGCATCCTTTAGTAGCCTGTTTGCTTGGAATGTACCCATAATGTCGAATACAATTCGGGATGCACCAATTGGTATATTACCACCTCACGCTACTATTCTTTTTATAAATCATTCTCCAACACTATCTCCACTACCGCCCTTTATAGGGACCCCGCTATCTCTAAGTGCTTTAAGAACACCACCACCGTCTGATAAGTGTTTTCTTTTCTCTCTTCTTTGGTCCCTTCTTGCTACTGCGCTCTTTGCATCTGTCTTTGCATCTTGCGTAGCCTCTTTAATTTTATCATTTATATCCATAGCAATTAGTATATCTAATTGCATTTTATATGCACCGCCTTCGCAGTCATATTTATCAAATAGGTCCGAGGGTAAAACCCCCTTAAAAGCCATACATAGAGAGGGGGCTACTCTAATAAAGTCTATAAAGGGACTGCGCCTTCTTCTATATCGCCTCTAACGAATAGTAAAATATCTTGTAATTCTTCAAAGGTAAGAGTATCTATATCGAAACCTTCTGTTAATATACACTTAGGAATCCATTCTTCTATTTGTGATTGCATTCCGCCGCCCATTTCTTCTATTTTATTAGCAAACTCTTCATTTTGTTGTGTAGTCCACTCACTAGGCTCTCCTGCATGATTCATTTCTCTAAAGGCTCTAGCCTGTATATTAGTTATTTTGAGTTTCGCCATTCCAGATGCTTGTTTAACCCAAATCTTGCTTCCATCATTTAATTCTATTTCTTTTTTTAGTACCGGCATTTCTATCACTCCTTTTCTTTTGTTTTGGCGGTTCCGCCTCGCTTATTAGACGGACTGTTCCATCCTCTTTAATTTCCCAAACACCTAAAGTGTTTATGAAGGTATTCCTATCATTCATTCTTCTTCATCTACTTTTGACGTAAAAGAACGTGGTAATGCTTTCATTACTTTGTCCCAACCCATATCTATTGCTTGTTCTCTTGTAGGCGTTTCTACTATTCTATATCTTAATAGACCCAAAGCATAACCTTCTTTTCTTCTTGATTCTTCACTCCACCACCAAATATCTTCGGCAGGGTGCTGTCCTAATGCGGCAGCCAAAACTTCTATATCTTTACTTGCTACTAATACTTTCATTTTTACACCTTACTGTTTTTTAGATTTCTTAGCAGCCTTCTTTTTAGGTGCTGTTTTCTTTTTTCTTTCGATAAGTTTTTCAACCAATCTACCATCTTTTATTTCTTTAGACCAAATGTTTCCTTCTTTATCTTCGTATGTTTCCATTTTACTCACCTTATGTTTATGCTACATCAATCCATACTACGGTTAATGTAATAAAATTACTATCTTTTTTTCTTGAAGTATCACAAGAAATTACTACGTCATTGTTGGCTATTGCAGCCCTAAATGCTGTTTGTACTTCTGCTGCTGTACCTGTAAAAGCATTGACCTTTAGTTTAGTTTTGTCTGCAATTACTGTACCACCATTGTTAGCCATACTTAATCACCTTAGTACATTTCCGAGTACGAAGAATTAGACAAAGATGCACCTTGATAACCTATTTCTATTGATTTACCCGATACAGGGTTTACTAATGCCGTAAAACCTACTGTCATTGTGTTTGAATCTCTTCCACTAACACCTGCGCCTGTTGGTGCATCAAATCTTAGATGGAATAACTCAATAACCATTTTGTTATTTACTGCGCCTTCTTCTATAAACTCTAATTTCATAACAGAAGAATCGTTATATGCTTGTGCTGATGATTTGTATTCTAATCCACCTTCTGTTGTTAGTGTAGCCCAATGTGGTACTTCTGCGCCTTCGGCAGTATATACTACTTCGTTAAAATCAATACTACCTGTAATCTCCATTAATTGTGAAGCAGGTGCAGTTTTGTATGTAGAAGAACCTAATCCGTATGCGTTGTCAGTATCTCTATTCATAGAAATATCTAGTGATATTCCTTTAACTACTGCTGTTGCGCTACCGTAACTAGCATCAGCGTTAGCGTTAAAGTAAACATTACCGTTAGCAAAGTGTAAAGCACTTAGAGCCTCACCGGAAAAATCGGGTGTATCTAATGCTGCTACTGCACTTTCAGCCCTACCTACAAAATCAGCACTTATCATAACGTATTCTCCTACGTTAGCAGTTAGGCTAAAACTATCAACCATCATACCTGTAAAAGTGTGTTCTTTTTGTTCTCTACCTACTCTTACGGTATAAGAAGGATAACCAATTTTGTACCAATCTGACGCAGCGAAAGCCTTGGCTGATGAAATTGCTGTTGTACATCTGTAAACATCTCCTTGATATGTACAGTAAGAACCTACGTTAATAGTACCCGGACCATTTCCTGTGTCGGGATAGTTAATAACATTAAAAGCATCACTATCACTTAGTTTTGCACTAAGAGCGTAAGATGCAGGTTTCATAGTATGTAATTGTGAACTACCACTACCGGATGACCTTGTATCATCGGGTAAAACACCATGTAAAACGTGTCCTAAGAAATCGTCTATCTGTGCAGCCATATTTATTGTCCCATCTGAATATTCTGTTCCTGTTTGCATTTTTGATGAGATTTGTCTACTTATGTCGCTTCTTGTAAGCATATCGAAAGACATAGCAAATGATTCATCATCTACTTCTCCGAATATTTCTCCTGTGCCGTCTGCGCCTGTTCCGTAGCCGGTTTCTCTTTCTAATGAAACATATCTATTATTAAACTCGCTTGTCATACTATTACCTCTAGTTAGTACTTACCACCTAAAGAGTCTCTTATCAATATTATCTATGTCTCATATCTATTTTACGCATATATGTAAGAGTTAATTGGTGTACACATACAGTTTCGTCATCATCCATTTTAGTATCTAGTAAAGCACTATAACTTGTAATACTATCTGTAGTAGCCAATACCCCTGTTTTTGTATATAATTCATCAAACACTTCACCCAAAATATTCATACCTGTTCTGTATGAGTTTTCGTAGTTAGTACCTGCTACTACAACATATATTTCTACATCATAATTTTGTGTTATTTTACTACCACCTAAAGAATCAAAGGTAGGAGAGCCTACGATAGTTAATAAAACATGGATATTAGGCCTTGGTAATCTATTTGTCATATCATAAGATAAATCATAACCGTATATAATACTACTATCCGGTACTTGAGTT